ATGTCGTACCTAACGCAGTAGGAGTGGATATTGGCTGTGGAATGTGTGCGGTTAAAACCTCTCTGGCCGGGATAGACACCGAAACGCTTAAAAACATTATGGGCGAGATTAGGAAAGCTGTGCCAGTAGGATTTGGCCACCACAAGGAAAAACAGGACGAAAGTTTGATGCCATACCAAACGCAGGACACCAGACCGATAGTTGAGCAGGAATACCAATCAGCATTAAAACAGATCGGCACTTTAGGCGGGGGCAACCACTTTATTGAAATCCAAAAAGGAAATGACGGTCATATCTGGATAATGATTCACTCTGGGAGCAGAAACTTCGGATTAAAAATCGCAACCTATTACAATAAGTTAGCGATAAGTCTGAATGACAAATGGTTTTCAAGCGTTCCTAAAAAATGGGAGCTGGCGTTTTTACCTTTTGACAGCGAAGAGGGGCAGGCATATATGCGAGAAATGCAGTATGCCGTTGATTTCGCTTTGGCAAACCGAAAGCTGATGATGGATAATATTCAAAATATTTTTCAGGGAGTGGCTCAGTCTGGTAGAGCGGGCGGTTTGGAACCGTCAGGTCAGAGGTTCAAATCCTCTCTCCCTGACACGATTATTTTTGAACCGATGATAAATATAGCCCACAACTACGCCACTATGGAAAACCACTTTGGGCAGAATGTTTTAGTCCACCGTAAGGGAGCGACACGGGCATACAAAGATGAAATTGGGATAATCCCAGGAAGCCAAGGAAGTAAGAGTTATATTGTGAAAGGGCTGGGTAACCCTGAAAGTTTTATGTCCTGCTCTCACGGGGCAGGTAGAAAAATGGGACGGGGACAAGCGATTAAAACGCTTAACCTAGAAGAAGAAGTTAAGAAACTAAACGACTTGGGTGTAATCCACGGAATACGCAACCAAAGAGATTTAGACGAAGCCCCAAGTGCTTACAAGGATATTTCGGAAGTAATGGAAAACCAGAGCGATTTAGTAGAGATACTCATAGAACTAACCCCCCTAGCAGTAATAAAAGGTTAAGAAGTAAAGAGCTTAATAAGATAAATAATTTATAACTAACAATGAAAACTTTCACAACAAAATACGACATAGGCGAGGAAGTTTATTTTGTGAGCAAGATAGGACTTATGAACGATTATTACAAGGTTGAAAAAGGGGAGATAAGAAAAATAAATTTCGGCGGTAAAAACTTTAAGAAATATGAGATTGGAAACTATCACTATTCCGAGCAAGATTTATTTAAAAACGCGGAAGAGGCGAGAAAAAAAGCAGAAGAGAAAGCGAAGAAACATTATGAAGATAATCTGAAAACTATAAAAGAGGAAAGAATACCAGATTTAATCAACTAAATAACTAACAATGAAAAAGAAAGAAGAAAGAAAGGGAAGATTGATAAATTTAGTTCAGCAATACGCCTTGCTTTCCGTTAAAATATCTCTTTTGAAAAAAAACGAGCTGAAGCTAAAGATAATAATTGGTGAGGAAGTCCGCACAGTCAGGGAGAGAAAGGAAATGTCGCTTAACAAATTCGCTAAAGAAATCGGAGTATCTGGTGCTTATATGTCAGACATTGAAAGGGGTAATAGATTTCCAAGCGATAAAATTCTAAAAGAAATAATTAAAATTTTAACCAACCCCAATGCCTAACACACTAGAAGAAGAAAAGATGAAGGAGTTGTCAGAGAAATTTAGAGTTCTAAATAAAAAATGGTGGAGAAAAAGATTGAAAGCAAATGGATATTTTCCTCATTTTTGGTGTAGTTTAGAGGGTGGAGAGCTTGAAAAAGAAATCAAAAAATCCCTCACCTCCGCCCATAACTCCGCTTTAGATAAAGCGATAAAGATAGTAGACAAAAACATTGATGATTATAAAGAAATCGGAAAGTCCTTACAAGGTCAATCAGAACTAATAAATAGAGAAAAAATACATATGGCATATGTTATAAGGGCGGATTTAATCAATAATCTCAATAAACGAAAGAAGTGAAAAACTATCTCAAAGAACTCCTAAGATTTTTATGGGTGTGGAAATTCAAACCGAAAGCGTGGAGATATTATCCAAGATATAAGCGTTAGTATTAATCTTCGGGCAGTGGAGAGAGATAAGTTGATAACTTATTTCAATCGCAGGAGTAGCTCAATTGGTAGAGCGTGGCGAAAAACTAATCATTGAGTAGTTAAAGATTAAGGTTCAAATCCTTACCCTGCCTGCCCGAAGATTAATACTACAAGCAATCAAACAGATTAATACTAATCAATAATTTTAATAAAAATGTCTAAAGACAACAAAAATAATACAGGAGAAGAGAACACGGGTGATTGGAATAGCGGTTATAGGAATAGCGGTGATTGTAATAGCGGTGATTGGAATAGCGGTTATAGGAATAGCGGTGATTGTAATAGCGGTTATAGGAATAGCGGTGATTGTAATAGCGGTGATTGGAATAGCGGTGATTGGAATAGCGGTGATTGTAATTCAACCAATAGAGAGAGTGGTATCTTTAATTCGGAAGAAGGAACAGTTAGAATGTTCAATAAACCGACAACTAAAAAATGGGAAGAGATAGACCACCCCAATTTTAATGAATTTTATCTCACGAAGTGGATTCCCGAAGACGAAATGACCGAAGAAGAAAAGAAAGCCGATCCTGAATTCTATGTCAGAAAAGGATACCTAAAAACCTATACTTATAAAGAAGCGTGGGCTATTTTCTGGAAAGAAACAAGTGAAGAAAACCGTCAAAAGTTCCTTAATCTACCTAATTTTGATAAATCCGTATTTTTTGAAATTACAGGAATACAAGTAGATAAGCAAGAGAAAGAAACAATCAAAATAGGAGAATTTACCTATGATAAGGAAGAAGTAGAAAAGAGACTGAAAGACATTAAACCAATTTAATAAGTAATTTAAATAACAATGAGTAATGTATTCAGACCAGAGTACAGAGAACTGACAGAAGAAGAAAGAATGAGAGTTGACGACATTAAGATAAAGGCTCAAGAGCTTTATGACTTAGTGGAAGGAGCTATTCAAAGAACTCCCTCTCCAGAAGGTAGATATATTTCTCTAGCCAAAACATCTCTTGAAGAATCAGTTATGTGGGCTGTTAAAGGGATTACTACAAGGGCAGAGATTAAGTTTTAAATATTAATAAATGAGACTATTAAAATGGGAAGAATTAAGTGAACAAATGAAAAATGATTATGTTTCAAAATTCCAAAATACTAGAATGATCCCTGAAGAAATATTAAAAAGTTATGTGGAGATAGAGGGACTTGTAGCATATACCACATCCTCTACTCTTTCTAAAAAAGATTGTGAAAACAAGATAATAGAATATGCTAAACGCCTAGCTATATGCAAGTGGTGGCAATTTGAGGAAAAAAATCATTGTGTAAAAGAGATTAGAGAATGGACACTCGAATTATTAAGTAAAGATTAATTAACAAATCTATGACCACTCTAAAAAAACTAGAAGAAGTAGAACTAAAAAACGGAGATCGAGTTTATAACGGAGAAGGAAAATTAATAGGACATGTTACTAAGCCAATATTTGGCTTTGAAATTATAGAAAGAGAACCGAATACTATTCAGATTGATCCACCAGAATCCAAAGAACCCCAGTATTACCGATGTTGGCGAGATGACTTACAGAACTTTGATTTCGGACTGATTTACAAAGGAATTGGCAATATGGATAGCGATTGGAGAGTGATTGATGGTAGAGGATACAAGCGAAATTTTAATGGCAACGAAGAATGGTTTCGCCCAGTAGAAAAACCAAAGAAAGGAGAAAAGTATTTTTTTATTGATATTAATGGAGAAATTATTAGTTGCGAATGGTCTGATAATAATAACTATAACGACACCTTTGACTGGAAACAAGGCAACGTCTTTAACACGGAAAAAGAAGCTCAAGAAATGCTAGATATAATCAATAAGAGAAATATAGACTAATGAAAATAGAAATAAACCCCTACAGACTAGCCACTCTTCTTCTTGTATATATTTTTATTGTTTCCCTTGATAAAATACTCGAAAGGTATACCGGATATAGCCTCTATCCTGTTCTATTCCCTTTTATTCTTGTAATCATCTTTGATCCAATAGACATAAAATGACACCCGAAGAAATAAAACACCTTGACTACCTACTAAGAGAAGCCTGCTTTGCTCGTGACGGCTTCCAATGCCTATGGTGCTTATCAGAAAGAAAGACACAACATAATACCCTTGCCCCTTCACATATCAAACCCAAAGGGCATTACAAGAAAATGCGCTGGATATTGGATAATGTTATAACTTTTTGCTATAATCATCATATCTGCGTCTGGCACAAAAGCCCAACAGAGGCTAATAAGTGGTATGAAAACAACATTCCAAGGAAAAGACGAGACAGACTAGACTTAATGGCACAATCTCCTATTAGATCCCCCCTGGATTTTAATCTGATCAGAATATCCTTACTGGAAGAAATAAAAAAGTACGATCCTAATTTTATAGAAAAACCGTTAAAAGTTGTTAAGCATTACAAGAAAAGAAAGAAAAAGCCTAAAATACTCTCTATCACTGCAAAAGAATGGAAAGAGAAACAGAAAGAATTAATGAAAAAGCAAAATAAAGCCAGGTATCAATATTTTAAAAACTTAAATAAAAACAAATGAAAGAAGTTACCGACCACGCTTCTTGGGAAATAGAACAGCAAAACGACAGAATAGAATCATTAATAGATATAAGAGAAGAAATCGCCTGCAAAGAAGAAGAACTAAGAGAGCTAAGAGAAAGACACGACGACATAGTTCACGAAATAATAAAAAAAATATGAAATATATTTTTGACAAATAAAAAAAGAGAATATGATTCCTAAAATAATATACAATTTGGAAGATATATAAGAAACGAAAGACACTTTTGAGGGGTGTCTTTTTGTCTTATGTACCTTACCAAACCAGAAGGAGGCAGAAAATGAACCGAGTTTGCGTAGATTGCCGAATAAGAATTGGTTGCTGGCAAAACGATATTACTCGTGATTGCAAGGATTGTAAGAACGGCAAGTGTCCACCTCTTGAAGCAGAAGAAACTACAGGAATTTGTCTTGATTGCCTTAAAAAAGCACGAGAAAGGAATAAAAATGCAAGACTCCAGAGGAGATAAAATAGCTTTAGCAGCACAATCAGAATACTCATCATGCAGAAAGGAGAAAGAAATGATTCTGGTAAGCAAAAGACTGAAAGAGGGCGCGCGACTAATAGTAGGTTGCGTAAAAGACGGAAACGAGTTTGTTTGTACCGACTGTTATACCAAAGCCATTTGCGATCACAGGGGGTTGAAGATAGAAACGAGGGAGCAAGATGTCATCCCAAAGAACAAAGAGAGTGACGCTTGACCTTATCGGTACAGCCATAGAACAGTTTGAAGCAATCAGGCTATGGTTGGACTGCAACAGTTTCCAATCAGTTACCGAATCAGACGCTATGGTGGAGATCTGGCAAAAGGGTGTAGAAGTCCATCTAATCGCCATGCAGGAAGAGGAAGGAACAAGACATTAAAGCGAAGCGTTGGCTTCTAGAGCGAAGCTCTGGCTTCTACAGTTGTAAACAAGTTGTAAACAAAGCGAAGCGAGGGCTTCTAGGAGACACTTATGACCAAGCAACAGAGAAGGAAGGAATACAGATGCACGATCAAGAGAAAAAAGAAATGGCAACGAAGCAAACAGCGGAAACGCTTGTATTCTGCCCGATCATACGGGAGAAAATAAGCATACGGAACTGTGCATATTGCATAACTAAATGTAAGGGAGAGAAAAAATGACTTTAATAGAAAAGGAGAATAAGGTTGTGGGTTGTGTTCCAGACAATTATATGGAAGATTTACCTTGCGAAGTTCTTTGCAAGAACTGTCCAGTCAAAAGAACCTGCCAATTTACTGATGCAACAATCATCAGGAAGTAACAGAGTTAGGAGGATCTCTCTAAAAATCCTCCTTCTAAAAATAATTATTAAATTAATAATATGAAAACAGAATTAGAAATGGATAATAAAGGAAATGTGGAATGTCCTAATTGTGGAGGTAATTCAGCATATATACTGACTAGAGTTACAGGGTATTTTGGTCGTAGTTCTATGTTTAATGCTGGAAAATTAGGAGAACTAAGAGATAGAGAAAAATCCATTAACGGAAAATATTTTACAAGTAACAATAAAAATGAGCAGGGTACAAACTTATCGAACTAAAAACAGAAAAAAAAGTTTAAAAAGAGTAATTAAAGTATTAGAAGAATTTGGTAATCTTTCAGAAAGAGATTTAAGAGAAAAATATCAAGAAGTCACAGGAGAAATAATTTATGTGTTTCAAAATCATTGCATAAAGATGTGTGTTAGAGAACATAAAAAACTTTATCTCAAAAAAAGAATAATTGAGACTATATTGAAAGATAAATACGGGGTAGGATTATATTTCTAACGCATTTTTTTACCACCCATTTTTCCATATTTTTTCATCTTGCAATCACCTTTCTTCCCTGGTTTTCCCATTTTTCCTTGAGAACTTTTGGACTTTTTCATGATTAAAATTATTGAATTAATATTTCTGTCTTATTTCGATAATACTTCTTGGTAATATCTTCCGATCCATAAACAACATAAATACCTGTAATAATAAAATAAATTATAAGAGAAACGACTAAAATAACATTAAAAATAACTCCGAATAAAGCTAAATTTGTATTGTTACGAATGAGAGTTAATTAAGGGTTAAATGTTTAAAAAACATTAACCATAGGCAGATAATTTTAAATTTTATTTATTGAATCTACTGTTTCAAATTTAAAATTTGGATCTTCTAAAACTTTTCTAAGATGATTAATATTAGATTTAGGAGCATTAGATAACTCTTTTTTTGGTTCCTTTAAATTCTTTGGATTATCTGGATCTAATTTCTCAATTTCTTCAATTTCTTCAAGTTCTTCAAGAAGTTCTTCAAGTTTTTCTTTTAACTCTTGGTTTTCTCTTTCTAATGCATTAATTCTTCCTTGCATTAAAGCAACATTTCCTTTGGGAAATTTACCTAGAGCTGCTAATTTGTCCCAATTTGGTCTCCCCATTTAATTTATTTTAAATAATTATTCAAATAAGGCTTTCTCCACAATATCTCCTACTTGGACAGATCCTGGTATTCCTCTTACTTTCCCTATATCAGTGGCTGTTCTAATTCCAGCTTTTATTTTAGTCTCTTCTTTCTTTCCTTTCAAGACTGTATAAGTATCTTTAAAAGTGGCTAAAACAGCATCTATGGAAGGTATAGCAGTTCTTTCGTACACAGCTATACTAATAGTATTTGAAACAAAAGGAATGTTATTTAAAGCTTGATAAGCTACTTGCTCTAACCATCCCTGATCATCTTCATCGTCTTCTCCTCCAGTAAGCATATTAACAGCTCCTTTAGAGAACTGTCTTAATCCTAAAGCAGATAGTTCTGCTAAAGAAAGAAACATAACAGCTTTCATCCCTTTGGAGTAATTTCCCTTTTTCAATTCTAGTTCATAAATATCATGGTGAATTAAACTCCATCTATTTAACATAAAGCTCTGAAATTGGAAGATAGCTTTATCTAAAGATAAATTACCCGTTAAAGCTCCCTTGGACAAGGCAAGAGGCAAATCTTTAAATAGAGAACTGGATTGAGTCCTTCTTAATATACGAGTTGCATAATCAATACCTTCTTGATTAGGTTTAGAGAAATCAATAGGAATATTTTTTTCTACACAGTATTTTTCATAAGCTCCTGCTGTAATAGAATAAGCAATAATAGCATCCAGTTTTTTGAGTATCCAATATCCAGCTTGCTGAACTTGAGCTAATTTTTTGTTATCTGCTAATTCTAAGAAAGCTGGATCGTCTGCTCCTCTTTCTCTTAATTCTGCAAAATTATTATTTAAAAAGACTCTCCATTCTTTTGATTTAAGAATATTATTAGCTCCTCTAAATGCATAATTACCAATTAATGCAGCTCCGTCAAATAAAGCAGTAAGTTGAATTAAAGCCGAAGAGAGTTTAAATCCAAGGACAGCCGCTCCTACATTCTTTCTCCAAGTATCTAGCCAAGCTAATTGTCTATCTCCATTGACTCCTCCCTTTTTGGCCAATAATTCTATCCATTCTTTCATTATTAATCCTCCTAGATTTCCGGATTTTGCTTGATATTCAGGACTATTAATAATTTCTGAAAACATCTTGATATCTTCCCCCATATGGATTAAGTATCCTACTCCTTCAATATAACGCCTAGTAACATCTCCATAATTCATAATAATCTTTTGTTTTCCTCCCTTTCTTTCTTCTGTCATTCCTTTCTTAACATTCTTAGTTCTAACAGTAAAGTCTTTTTGGTTTATATCAGGGTGAAATCTATCATATATTTCTATTTCATCTAGAGCGTTCCAGTCCATCATAAAAGGAGTATAGTTTTTGATCTTTCCAATTTCTTGGTTATAAGTATCCTTCATAAATTTAGCTAGAACAGGATGCAACTGATCAAATATCTTTCTAGTAGCTTCGTAATACTGCATTTCTTCTTTAGAAAGAGTCCAATTATTTATCTTTTCTTCAGTTAAGGTTTTATCAGTAGCCATTAATTTTTCTATTCCATGTTTTTGCTCTCTAGCCGCATACACCATAATTCTTTCCATGTTGTTTTCATCTAAATTCAGTTTGGTTTGTAATCCCTCTAATAAATCTTTAAATTTCCAAACAAATTGCAAAAAATTAGAAAACTTATGGTCTAAAGTTCTTTTCATCATAGAGTTAGCCTTAGTACCTCCCGCATTACCATCTAATTTATCTGTAACTACGTCCATTGGAGTAATTAATAAACTCCATTTCTTTTTTAAAACATTAAAATTAATTCCAATATTTTTAATTCTTTCTGTTGTAGTCAATGGTTTTCCAATTCCTTTTTCGTATTTTTCAGGAGTTTCAATTGGATGGGTATCTTCTACCAGTTTATTTTTCCAGTTACCTTTTCTAAATTCAGATAGTTGCTGACGATTCTTTTCTTTGGTAACTCCTGAATCTCTTATTTCTTTAATGTTATTATAAATAACTTCTAGATCTGCTACGGTTAGATTCTTATATCCTCTAGTTTCTAGGATTCTTAAAGAATCAAATATTCTCTTAGGAAGAAACACATCTTTACCAGCTTTTACTTCTCTAGACAACCATTCTTTAGTATCCTTTAATTTATTAAGTGTGTCTTTTCTTCTAGTTGTTAAATCAAAAGCTTCCATTAAACTACTAATCTTTTTTCTATATTCTAAAGATATATTCTTAGCCTTTCCAGTTCTTTTAACCAGTCTTTCTATTTTTCCCTTAGTTTCTCTTTTTTTAGTTTCCGTAGCAATTTCATCTATTTTAGTAAAAGCTTTGGTCAGATCTTTTTGGGTCTTGGCATTGGCTACTTTAGTTAGCATTGATCCTCTTTTGTAGGTAGGTAAGTGATCTTTAGCATATTCGGTAATATCCTTCTTTATTTGAGTAATATCTTTTATCTTCTTTCTGAATTGGTTGGATATTTTATTTCTAGCTTCATGGTAACCAGTCTTATAGGCTACTTCTGATTCTTCCTTAGCAAATTTCATTAAATCACGAGTTTCTTGTTTTAAATACTTTGTAGTATCTTTTAATTTAACGATCCTCTTTGGTTCTTTAGGTTTACTAGCGATACTTAAAGGCTTTTCCATCTTGGCTGCCATATATTTAACTATATCATCTTGATTTTTAATAATTTCTTCCCTTAGAGGAGCAGTAGTCTCTACTCCCGATCTTTTCTCCATTTCATCTAAAGTAGCATTGACTAGCTTTCTAACTTTCTCTATATCCAATTTATCGTTTTTTAGATTAAAATGAGAGCCAAAATAATTATCAATCCTGGCATCATCAGAAACAATGTCAGATACTTCTTCGATCAATTCTTTAGAAAAAGCATCTTCTGGAACCCAACTAGGTTTATCTTTTGAATCTTCCAGTTCGGTTACTACATCATAAGCAGCATTGGCCATTTCATCTGAATTATATTTTTCTTGAATTTGATCTCTATTAACAGTAATCTTGTCTTCTAATTGCTTTTTAACAATTTCTGGAGTTTCTTTATCAAACTTAATTGGCTCTTTTATAGTTTCTTTAGGTTTGATAACTTCCTTAAAGGCTTCTTTTTCAACAGGTTTAACTTCTTGGCTTGTTTCATTAGGAATAGGTATTCTTCCCTCTTCTTCCTTAACTCTGTTAATATTTCCAGTTTGGTCATATGTTTTTTGAGAAAAGTTAGTTTGTGTTTCTTGTATTCCAGGCTCTTCTATGCTTTTACTAAGACCAGTAATCATTTCTCCTGATTGTTTGGTAAATTCTTCACTAGATACTGGTGTAACTGGAGTAGTTTGAGGAACTTGAGGAGATTGCTTTTCTTGTTGAGTTTGCATTGCTCCTATTCCACTAGCTATACCTCCTGTAACTAATCCCATAAAAGCCCCTACTTCTCCTGAATCAGCAATGTTTTCTTTCCAATCTTTAGTAGGATCATAAGTATATTTAGCCGACATGTTTCCTACAAGTTCTTGTAACATTTCAGTTGAACCTTCAACAGATGCGTCTTTTAATCTTTCTATTCCGAATTTAGAGACTATGCTTAATACTCCCTTCTTAATTTCTTTTTCTGCTAAATTTAAAACTGGATCAGGCAAAATCTTGCTAGCCCATCTTAAGCCTGGAGCAGTTTCAATAAAAGAATTAATTACTCCAGTTAATCTAGCTGTAGTCTTTGCTTGCTCTTCATTGGCTCCTTTATCTAAAGCTTCTTGATAAGCTGATCCACCTTCCATCATTCCTGTATAAATAGCTTGAGAAGCAATAGCAGCTAATCTACTTTTAGTAGCTAACCCTACTGCAGCAGCCACTCCAAATCCACCCAATGAAGTTGGAGCTGACATTACGGCTTTTTCCCAAAGTCCTTCCGTCCCAGTTGGTTCTAGACCTCTCTTTTTCATTTCTTCTTTGGTTCCTTCTTGATATCCTTTACCTAGTCCTTTTAAAGTTTCACTTCCTGTTTCTGATCCTACCCAACGCATCATGCTCCCTGCCAATGATTCATTAGATCCTATTCCTGTATCCCAAGCTTTTTCTGTTTTTTCTGGTGTAATTGCTCTTCCAAATAAAGAAGTAAGATCTATACTTTTACTAACTTCACGAGCTTTTGTACTATATTCAGCTAGTTTTTTGCCGTATCCTTCATATTTTTTTTGAATATTTTGCTCACCAAAAAGTAAAGTTTTAATTTTCTCTTTTTTTTCATCATTATTTATTTTTTTCCAATCAAAATATTGATTATTTATTTTTTCTTGTTTTCCAAATAATAATTTTTCTATTTTTTCTTTTTTTCTTTCTTTTTCTGCCTCATTGTCAATAGAATTTACTTTATTAGGATCATAGCTATCATTAACCTGCATAGTGCGGTTCTTTTTAATACCAGAAACTAGTTGTTCGTGATTTATTCTTCCCATTAATTAATTTTATAAAGATCTTCTAACGCATTTTGATATTTTTTAGCAGTTCCTTTCGGAAATTTATTTTTTTCTTCTAGATTAGAAACTGTTTGTAAATCACCATACTGAGAATAAAGATCAACTATTCTTTGAGCTTCTAATTCTCTTTTTTGTTGGTCATAATTCATTTTGGATTCAAAAGTTTCTTCTCCAGTAGTTCTATTAATACTTGCTCTATCTTCAGGAGAAAGACTTAACATAAGGCTATCTTTGGCAGATTCTAATGTCTCTTTACTAAGTCTTTTTCCATACTCTGCTTCTAACCTAGTCACAACTTCATTATAATCATCAACTGTATTATAAAGAGCAGTATAGTTTCCTTTGTCTCTTAACTTAATAAGATCTTGTTTAAATCCACTAAAATCTTCTATAAAATCAAGAGAAATGTTTTTCTTTTCTGCTATGTCTGTTTTAATATCATCTGTTTGAGCTAATTTTAATTGTTTATCCACTTCCTGCATAGCCCTATCCATACTTCTATCTTCTTCTTCCCATCTAAGTTTTCTATCATAGACATCTTTAGCCCAGCTATCCATTTTTTGATAAAGGGACTTAGGAGTATTACCAAAATCAATATCTTTCTTTTCTTTTTCGCTAAGACCTTCATAAACACCAGGAAAATTTGTAATTAAATCAGTCTTAAACTTACGGATATCAGTTTCCATATCTTGACGCATATTTTCTAAAAACTGTATTTCTTTACTTAAAGTTTCTTGGGAAGAGGTATAAGCATTCATAGATGATTGATAAGTACGGGATATATCTACCCCTCTGTTCTTTTCTAACCAACCTAAAACATTGGAGAAGGTCCCTCCGCTTACTTTAGAAGGATCCATAATCCCTGAAATAGTTCCCATTTCACTGCTTTGCCTATTGGCATAGGTTCTCTCTGCTATCCCTGCCATCACTTGCTGAAATAATGGTAAGGTTCCTGGATGATAACCTTCTTTTAAAGTTCCTAAGTTAGTATTAACATCTTGTAAAGGATTACCTGTATCTACCATTTGAGGCAAAGATTGCATTCCCTGAATAGGATTTAAAGTACCTGAAAGATCAGAGCTTCCTTTTTTAGACGATTTTTTCTTAGCCATTTTATAGATTTAGATTAAGTGAATTCATATTGGATTCTCCTAAGAGAGTCCCCGCTCTTTGCATAACGTCTTGAATCTTATTCTCATACATTTCTCCTGTAACATTTCCTAGAGGAGCATACCCAGCTAAACCTGGCATACCAGTTGTTCCCCAAGTAGTTTCCATTTCTCTTCCAATTCTAGTAATATTTTCTCCATAAGTTCTCTTTAATTCATCAAGTTGCCTTTTAGCTTCAGTAGAACCTCTTTGAGATTCAGTTTCGAGGTCAGCTATCTTCTTAGAATATTGCCTTTGAGTACTTTCCACTAGATCCTTGTTAGATTCAGCTAAACGAGCTTCCGCTTGTTGTTTAATAGAAGAATCAGTTAATCCAGCATTAGCCATTGTACCTTGAGTTTGCTCTACGTTTATTTTATATTGCATGGCAACCCTATTTAGATCAGATTGCATTTCTAAAGTAAGATAGTCTTTATTCTTAGCCAGATCTTCTTGAATTTCTGTCATTCTTTTAGTCAATCTTTCTTCATCAGTTCCAAAACTAGCTTTATAACTATCAGAAGTTCTAATCATAGTATCTTCAGCAATTCTGAATAACTGTTTGAAATATGGATCAGATTGGTCACCTGCTTGTTTCAAAGCATTAATAAGCCTTGTCCCTTGTTCAGTATTAGAAGCCATTCCTACGTTCTCAAAATAAGCGGCTACTTTCTTTAAATCATCAGGTAGAGAATTATAATTAGGATCATTGGCTAACGCATAAGAAGCTGAAGATAATCCTCCTACACTCCCTCCAGTATTAGACACATATTGATTAACTTTATCTAACAAACCTGATTCCTTAGATCCATTTTTTTTCCACCATTCCAAAAGCGTATCCGCATTCTTCCCATAATGAGGATGATTGGCTACATCTGGTCTTAATTGTTTTAAAGCGGCTAACTGATCCCTATTTAATGCTTTGGACATTGATTTGCTAGTTAATGACTTAATCTCCTTATATTCTTTTTCATCGATTTTCTCAAGTTTTTTCGCTTCTGCTTTACTAACCTTAGTTTTTTCTCCAGTAGAAGTGGAAACAGAATAGTATTGTCCACTAGAAGATTTATATGCAACAGTAGGAGAACTATATGATCCTGTAGGAGAAGCAGCTCCACTAGGATCACTAGGAGCGTCATAGACTACTCCTGGATAATTAGTGGCATAAGTGGCTCCCTCGCTGCTTAAATCATCTCCTCCTCCACCTTTACCAAATCCTGTTCTTTCAGCAATTTCTTCATCTGACATTTTCCCCCAAACATTACGAGAAGCATTCCAATCAGCAAAAGGATCTTGCCCTCTTTTTAATCTTCTTTCTACTAAATCTAAAGCAATATTAGTAGCTTTTTCTGGATCTTTTCTATCTTCTTCACTTCCATGAGCCTTAATTAATTGAAATATTCCAATTGCAGAACTGGTAGGATTTTTAGCATTAGGATCAAAATTACTTTCTGCTGAAACAATTTTTACCAAGTCATTAGCGTATTTTCCTAATCCTCTTTGATCTGCTACTTTCTTGATTATATTAGGAATAGAATTTCCTTTTTTACTTTTAGAAGAAAGATTTTTACTTAATTTAGATAGGGCTTTCTCTAGTACTTTAGTTCCATATTTATTTTTAAGTTTATTCGCTACTGATTTTGTATCCTTAGCTTTTTCTAATTTTTTTATAATTAATCTCTCTCTGGAATTATTCTTAGACGACTTTTTCTTATAACTCTTCTCCTTTGATAACTTCTTATCATATTCTTTGGATAATTTTCGCATGTCTTTTCCCACAATATTGCTTCCCCATTTTTTTTCCAATTTATTGACAGCATCAGCCGTCTTACCTTTTTTAGCTGACTTCTCAATCTTCTTCTCTCGTAATCGAGCATTAAATTTTTGCCAAGATTTACTTTTTGCATTACCCATTTTCATTTAATTTAGCTTCTAAAATATCCAATCTGTCAGCAAGTTGTCTTACTGCTCCAGCAACTAAGTCTAAAAAATGACCTAAATTACGTTGAGTTGCATCATCAATATCTTCTTCTGTATAATTGTTTACTTTGTCTATTTTCGCTAGTAACTTCTCTTTATCTTTTTCTATCTTGTCTTTTTCTTTCTTTTTAAATCCTTTCATTGCTATCATACCTTCCAACTTATCTAGCCTTTTTTGATAATCTCCTTTTAGTTTTTCAATATCATCTAACATTTTACTCTTTCCATTCATCCATTCAGGTAAAGACGTATTATCCATTCTAGGTTTTCCTGATTTTTCATCTAAGATATAATTTCCTTTTTTATCTCTCCTAGGTTGGCATTGTCTAAGAATAGCAATATCATCTTCTTCATCTAGCCAAAGACAATTATCATAATAAGTATAAGCATTCATGGCACTAAAAGATCCATATTCCAAGAGAGGTGATTCTCCTATTAATTTTGTTCCATCATCATAAGGTACTAATCTATCCCCTCTTACAACAAACGGATCTCCACCTTCTGCACTTAAATGTAATGGATCGTTTGATCCTATCTCTATTCCTCCATCTGCACCTACTCCCCAACTATCAATTTGACCAACATTAATATTAGAATAATAGAAAGCTATCAGATCTCCTGTTGTCATTTCTACTCTATTATTTCCAGTAGTACTTTGAAATAATACTCCTTGTAATGTTCCTGCTGTAATAGTTCCTATATTTGCTGATATAGCAGAAAGAGTGGCAACATCTATTTTTGTAGCTGTCACTGCATCTGCTGCTATCTCATCAGCTGTTATAGCTCCTGTATCTATCTGATTAGCAGTAATAGTATTAGTTGCAATCTCATTAGCTGTTACCGCATTAGCTGCAATGTTATCAGCTGTTACTATTTGACTGCTTCCTCCTTTTCCTCCAAAGATCTGATAAACTGCTTTTTTCCCTGTATCAGCATTATTTTGAGCCACTCCTACTAAAATCTTGTTAGATCCTACCGCATTGGCTGCTGTAGTAGTTTTTTGCAAAACTGTCTCTGATACCGCCTTATCAAAATAAATATAATTTATAGCTGAAATATCTCCTGTGTTTCCTGCATCAATATTAAAAACAGTACCATCAGACAAGGTGATTGCTCCTGCTGACCAAGCTATTGTATTATGATCTGTCGCCGAAAAAGTCAAGGTAGAAGTCCATCCTTGAATATTCAAAAGACTACCTGAAGCAATACTATTTATTTGTACAGAAGCATTTAATTCTCCACTTGTGACATTGGAAGGACTTACACCATCAAAAAAGACGCTGGCAGCTTGAGGTGTTTGGTAAAGCCAGTCTTGTTGAGGAAATAAAGTTAGCGCATTTAAATTTGGGAGAATTTCATTAGGCATTGATATTTTCTAAGACTTCGATTGATTTATCAGGAAACTCTAATCCTAAAAACTTCGCATCCCCTTTTTCTGAAGATCCTGCAATTTTATAATTAAACCAGTTTCCTTCATCTTTGGTTCCCCTTATTCTGGAAATATCCCCTGTTATATTCCCGACAGGGTTCCAAGATTTTTCACTCTTGCTATTTACTCTGGAAAAGATAGTTCCTTCATTTATTCCTTCTGTATGGATTATTCTTTCTCCTACTCTTTTTCTATAAGCTCTGGAACCAAACTCAAAATTATGAGTTTCCACTGTCCAAAATATAGGAGTTCCCATATCGGTTGTCCCTGAATCTAATTGGAAGATATTTCCGTCGTTATCTCCACCAATTAAACAAGCCTTTCCATTAGCATCTACATAGTTGGAAATAGCTCTAATTTCTGCTGCATAAGAACGAATATCCCATGTTTGATAATCAATATTATATTTTAATAGAACATTATTATAAGTAATTTCATCTACTGTCACATCACCAATCGCAAAATAAATATTTCTTTCTGTAGCTCCCGAATGAACTTTAGTGAAATCAGTAATAGCACTAATAAAATCATCTACTCTTTTATCTGATAAAAGTTTAGGCATTCCTCCAACTGTAGCCCAAATACCATTTTCATTTAAGAAAGCTACCATTCCCCTAGAATAACAGATACATTCTTGAGAAGGAGTTCCTTGTCTTACCATATCGTCTGGGTAAGTACTAGATCCATCCCAACGCTTTAGAGATCTTCTCTTAAAGATCAAGATATATCCAGGGCATTTAGCTAAAGCAGTAATTCCTCCTCCGCCATCTTCTTGTTCCATCATTATATATCCATTACCTGATGTCCAAGAAACAGTTCTAGTAGTAGAATTGGCTATTCCTGAATAATATAGTTTATCAGGACTAGAACTATCACCTGCTGCATAAACCCTATCTTTCCACTCTATGGCAAATTTAACTCCACTAGGCATATTAGCTAAGTCAAATGCTCCTCCCGTTGAATCCCAGCTAGAACCATTAAAAGCTTTAGCTGAATTACTTCCATTCAATCTTAAACAACTATCTAAATATGTTAAAAATCTTGTTTTCGGAGCAACTGAATATATAGGTGAAGGGCTAACAGATGGAGATAAACTAGGTGATAATGAAGGTGACAAACTCGGTGAAAGACTAGTAGAAGCACTAGGTGAAACACTTGGTGATAAGGATGGACTTTTACTCGATGAAGGTGAAGGAGAATGTGATCCTGAAGAACTAGGAGAGGGAGAAGTGGAAACACTAGGAGAAACGCTAGGACTTACACTAGGAGATAAAGACACCGAAACTGATAAGCTAGGACTAACTGATGGAGATAGTGATGGCGATAATGAGGAAGATAAGCTAGGAGAAAGTGAAGGACTCTTAGAAGGGCTTAATGAAATACTAGGAGAGACACTAGGAGATTTAGAAGGAGACAATGAAACGCTAGCTGAAGTAGAGGTAGAAGAAGAAGGAGATCCTTTATCATCTTCTAAGCTCTTAGTTCCAGCTATTACATCATAAATATCTACGTTATTTCCATCAGAAAAAGCAGCAAAAATCTTATGGTTTGTACCCACTGAATCGGAAAAGTAATGCAATCCTAAACAAGGATAATTATTGGATAGTTGCCTACCTAATTGAATTATTCCAGGTCTTATTTTTAATGATCCTAATTCTGCATCTGAATCCATATTTAAAGCCAAGCGTACTGAATTAGCAGGAACAGAATTAGACTGCACTCCCCGCCAAGTTCCCTTAGACCAGTTTCTAAAAGTAAGAGCTTTTAAATATTTCATTTATCTTCGATCAAATGGTAAATTTTTCCCCCTACTATCTGAAATTCTATTTATTTTAGGTCGCATTTTATATTTTTGCCCCGATGTTTCTTTCTTAATTGCATCAGCTAATTTATCTTTGAACATCATCCAATCTCCATCAGTAAAGTCTTTTTTACCATCTCTTTCTAAAATATTTCTAACTTCCCATCTCAAATAATTAACTATCATGTCGTATCTCTCTATGCTTAAAGTGTCTGCATCGCTATCTACTTCCACAATATCCGTATAGAAATCCATAAATATATTCTTGTTTTGATAAGTGGAATCTGGCATTGGATACATTGCTAAATTACCATCATAAACCGTATAATGGGTCGGTTCTCCTTCATTTTCTCCGTACCAGACATTCGTATCTACTGGGAAATTAACTGTAATACTTCCATCACCAGACGAGGGAACACCAGTAAGAATACCAGTAGCACGAGTAATTCCTGTATAAGTAATTTCATATTGAGTATTATTATAATAGACATTAACTGTTCCGCTTTCTGGTAAATCATATCCGTTAGCTAGAACCAAAGTAGATTGACCAATGACTGGTTCAGTAGCTACAGTGGTATGTATGGAATCTTCTAGAGCTGTTACTAACTCTCTCTTATCCATGTATTTTAAATAATTATCCTCTCCAATCCTGACAGAGAGAATAGATTTATTGGAATTCCTGTCATAAGCAGTAGTTGGCATAGAGTAAATATGTTTTCCCCTCTCTGTTTGATCAACTATATAATCAAACTCTTGATAAGTACTCCATTTCTTAAGTTTTCCCCTGATATAACGTAAAGCACTATTTGTAATACGAATCAGTCTCTCATGAGTTAATTTTGAAGTATATTCATGGTCTTCCATTGCTTCTTCTATTGCATATCCTACTGTATTAGCAGCTAATCCAGTAATTAAGTAAGCATCAGAATAATCAGAAAAGGTAGAATCAATAGAGTTTTTGTATCTGGTAAAAATATACCCAGTAGAATCGGTAGCATCATTATACCGATTATTCTTCATTTCTGGATTAATCGTTTGAGTAGAACGCACTGTTTTACTTCCTGTTTCTGTTGCAGCATGAGAAAACTCTATCTGATCATAATCTACTATATATACCTTAGTATCCTTAGAATGACTTTTAGCTAAAGTAGTAGCTAAAGTAATGGTATTTCCTGATGGATCAGTAGAAGGATGAGTTTTAATTAATTCTGTTCCTTCATCACCTAATTCCCCTATAATAAGAATTTTATTAGCTTCAAAATCAGAGATACTATAAACATCAATAGTACTAGATCCTTCAGAAAAAGAATCATTTAAAGATGAAGAAATAGCACTTTCAATTAAGTCATTAATAGGGAATAGTAATGGAATCATTATTTTGCTTTAAAAGTTGCAAACCCAGAAATATATTTATAAGCAGTAGATAATCTTTTAGTTCCTGTCCAAGGATCTGCTATTCTATAAATATTAGTAAATGGAATTCTTGAAAGAGCTACCACCCAATGATAATGTTCTACTTGCAAAATTACAGCTGTTTTAGGATCTTTGATTGCCGCATTTATTTTTGCATAATCTGGGCTATATCCTCTCCAAGTAAAATTAAAACAAAGCTTATTATTTATTGACTGCCAAATAAGCAATGCATCCTTAGTAAATTTTAAATTATCTGCCATCCAGGCTGGAGTTTTAAAACAACCATAATAATCAGATAACATAGAAAGACAAGTAATAGTACATCCTACTCTTCCTATTTTGTAAGTAGTTTTTCCGATATTATCTCCCGCCCATACTGGATTACGCTGACTTAAAATTTTCATAAAATTCTTTAAATATTATTTCTTTAAATGACTGTTAATAAAAGCATCTATTTCCTTAGGAATTTTAAATCCTAATTTTCCAAAATTTTCCATGTTAGATTTTAACTCTATCCCAAAACAAATACCTGCTGCTGCTAAATCAACAATACCAACAGTATCTACTCCTGTAATTATCATTATTCCTCTTCCTGCTTGATGAATAGCTGATAAAAAAAGAAAATAAAGAACTGTTTTAGTGACAATATTACTTAATTTCTGACTAGTTATTTCCTTTTTCTCTTTGTAAGCAGCTATCACGCCAGAAAAAGTATCAATTAAAATTAGCATCATAATAATTCCTAAGAGTTCTAGATTATTTAGTCCGCAAGAATATCCTAAGATAGTTGTAATAAAAACACTTATACTAGATAACTTCCAATTCATGATTATCCCCACAAAAAAATCTAAAACCTTTTCCATTGCTAATTTTTAGTTGATAAACCCCTTTATATTTCTTTCTTATGCAAAACACAGAGCTTTAATTGTCGCTGTTCCTGTTGGACTGTTTTGTTTTGTCCACGTAAGAGTGAACCCATCTGCATCATAAGAAGCGACTACGGCATATTGATTAGTTCCACCACTAACACTAGCATCTATTGGAACACTGGCTGGACCAAAAGTATCTGGAGAATATTGTGACTGTGCGCCACCACCTCTACTCGAATCAACAACTCCTATGCTAAAAGTATGTGTTCCAGATATACAGACAATAAAAATAATAGCAGTAGGAGTAAATCCAACTCCTGTATAAGCCACATTGCCACTAGCAGCAGTCATATCTCTAGTAAAAGAAATCAACTTTGATTTTAAGGTAGCTAAATTTGTGAACTGTATTTTCTTGTTTGTTCCTGTCGCTGCCATTGAAGTATCAGAAACATCTACTATTTCTAATAAGTCTCCTGATGCTGGTCGAGCAGCTAGTTCAGTATGATTACTTATTTTACTGTCTGCCATCGTTATAATTTAATAATTAACTTAACTTTTAGCTTTTTTATCAAATTCCGCAAGCTATATCCCTCTTTGTATCTTAGGCTTTAAAACATTAATCTTTACCCTCGGTTTTATTGCTTTCTCTATAATACATTTAGGGCTTGTAGTAGCTGTCATTAATCTTGGTAATATTGCTTTACCAACTATGCATCTAGCCTTTAATTTTTCTATCCTTACTGTTGGCTTAAGAATAGACATTGAAGGCGAAAGAGAAGGACTTAGACTAGGACTAATACTTGGCGATACAGATGGACTGATACTCGGCGACAATGATGGACTTAGTGAGAGTGATAAGCTAGGTGATAAGCTAGGTGATAAGCTAGGACTTAAAGATGGGCTTAAACTAGACGACAAGCTAGGAGAAAATGAAGGACTGACTGATGGTGAAGATGATGAAGAAACAGATCCGCCAATACCACTTTCTAAGATAAGATAAGAACCATCTTCCAATAAAATACTCCAATTATCCTCTAGCAATATATGTTCATTCCCTGATTGAGACGGAGATAAACTAGGAGATAAGCTAGGTGATAAAGATGGTGACAAGGATGGAGATAGACTTGGCGATAATGATGGTGACTTAGATGGAGATAGACTTGGCGACAAACTAGGAGAAAGGCTCGGAGACAAACTTATTGATGGTGATACGCTAGGAGATAATGATGGACTAAAACTTGGACTAAGACTAGGAGATAAACTAGGGCTTAAACTAGGTGAAAATGATGGTGATAAAGAAGGAGAAAGAGAAATACTTGGACTAACGGAAGGACTTACACTCGGCGAAATGCTTGGTGACAAAGAAGGAGAAAAACTAGGTGATAAACTTATTGATGGGCTAACGCTTGGAGAAATACTTGGGCTTAAACTAAACGACAAGCTAGGACTAATACTAGGTGAAGTAGATAAAGAAGGAGAAGCACTTGGAGATACCGATGGACTTATACTCGGACTTAAAGATATACTAGGACTAACACTAGGGCTTAAACTAGGACTTAATGATGGGCTTAATGACGGGCTTAAGCTCGGTGACAAACTTAATGATGGTGAAACACTTGGAGAAACACTTTGACTTACCGATGGACTAACACTCGGACTAATACTTGGAGACAAACTTACCGAAGGACTTACACTCGGCGAAATGCTTGGACTTATGCTTGGTGATAAGCTAACACTTGGTGAAACAGATGGAGAAAAACTAGGACTTAGGGAAGGACTAAGACTTATAGAAGGTGAAACTGATGGAGAAATGCTTGGGCTTAAACTTGGACTAAAACTTGGTGATAAGGATGGAGATAATGATACCGAAGGACTAATACTAGGACTAATACTAGGACTGATGCTAGGACTGATGCTGGGTGACAAGGAAGGCGACAAACTAACGCTTGGACTAACACTAGGAGAAAAAGAAGGTGATAAAGAAGGAGACAATGAAATAGATGGAGAAACGCTAGGAGAAACTGATGGACTGATACTCGGAGATAAGCTAGGAGAAAATGAAGGCGATAAACTAGGTGAAAGACTAACTGATGGAGATAAAGAAGGGCTAAAAGAAGGACTCAATGAAGGTGATAAACTAGGGGACAATGAAGGGCTTAAAGAAACGCTAGGACTAATCGATGGTGAAATAGATGGAGAAGGACTAGGAGATAATGAAAAAGATTCAGAAGGACTGTATGATGGACTTAACGAAACACTAGGACTAAGACTAGGAGATAAACTAGGTGAAACACTAGGAGATAAACTAGGTGATAAGCTAGGACTTAGAGATGGCGAAAGAGATACCGATGGTGAAACCGAAGGTGATTTAGATGGACTTAAACTTAAAGAAATAGAAGGAGAGAAACTTGTTCCAGTTCCACTTTCTAAAAGAAGATAAGATCCATCTTCCAACAAAATGTAATTTCCCTCTCCACTTTCTAATAAAATTCTGTCAAAACCAGAAAACGATGGACTTACAGAAGGACTTAAAGAGATTGATGGTGAGACAGATGGACTATATGATGGACTTAATGATATAGATGGAGAAACACTTGGTGATAGACTAGGACTTAAAGAAGGAGACTTAGATGGACTCAAACTCGGACTCTTAGAAGGAGACAATGAGACAGATGGAGAGACACTAGGAGAAGCCGATGGGCTTAGGCTAACACTTGGTGAAACAGATGGAGAAGTTGAACTTCCCGAAGGAGAAAAAGCCGCAACGACATGCGCCCAATCTTTTTCTCCAAGGTCATCTCCATCATTCCAACCCATAGCTTGAATTCCTGCTGGAGAAACAGGCCCGATAGTTGACATACCAGCTTTATCTGCTGAAGATAAAGAAACATTCTGTCTTTCTGTTTGTTCACAAACAGGAGTAAACGAGCCTCCACCTCCAAACATAGTATCTACTAACCAACATCCATCAATAGAAGTATTTACTGAAGTTGAAACTGTATCTGTTCCATTAGAAATTGTTGTATCACTTATATTAAGAGGAGAAGTCTGGTGAACTCCAGTCAAAGAAACAGCCATTCCATAACCATTCAAGAAAGGAGTGGATATAGTTGCTACTATACTGTTTGACCCCAATGATGGATTCGCAAGATAGAAAAGACTAATTTGTCCAGAGTCACAAATAACAGTATTTAACAGAGTCATTGCAACTCCATTATAAGTAGCACCAGAAACAGTTTCAGTTGTAACATGAGCTATCCCCACTACTAACAACCTGTTAGAACCAGAGCAAGTATGATTCCAAGAAATTAAATAAGGGGTACTTAAATCAGAAACAGATCCAGAATTGCTTGTCGCATCAAATGCTATCGCCATTAGATTTTTTTATCTTTTGCAAATCCCCTTCTGTCCACCCCTTGATAGGCCAAAACTTCTCTATCAACCATCTAACTGAATATTTCTGTCCAGAATGTTCTTTTTTCCAAAACTTATCTCTAATGTAATTCTTAGTCTTTTGCACTTCTCTTCCTTTTTGTTCATAAGGAAAACTAAAATCTCCTCCTTGAGTCCTAAACATATGAGCATACCAAGTATTATGATTAACTAATACACGCCCACCAGAAAGCCAGGTAGCACAAGCTACCTCTAATCCTTGATTCCCCCATGAACCTGCATTTTCATCACATATCCCCCACTTCCAATAATTTTCTTTAGTACACATAAAACAAGAACCTTGCAAACTCATAGTTTCAGTAAAACCACTTTTTTTATCAGTAATAAAAGGTTCTCTATGCTTATAATCTTCAAAGTATTGAAAATGCGGTTCACTATCAAAACAGTAAGAAACAGATTGAGGGTTACGTTTACCAATCCACATTATTCTTCTTCTAATTTTATCTGACTTGCCACAATTAGGACAAACCTTAGGTGTCGGGCCTTGATATTGTTTCCAACCACAGTAATTATGGTAACAAACCCAGTCAAACGCATGAAGATTCCTCATAATTGGAACCATTGTGACATCATCTCCCACTGTCTTGAATCCTTCTATCATTTTCCTATCAAATCCTTGATCAAAAGAGCAATGGCCATCAAGCTTCATTACATACTTTCCTTTAGCTAATCTACAAGCTAAATTAGTTGCAGCTCTTTGCCCTATACTTTCTGGTAAATAAACGATATTAACTCTTTCGTTATGAGGAATTGGAGGATTAGACCAAGCACCATCTAAAACTGCAATTATTTCAGTATCAGCTTCTATATTTTTTAAAGCATCTTCTATTGTATTTTTAAGAAACATTTCATTGCGACTTGGAATAAGCAGACTTAATTCGTAAGAGTTCTTCATGGTTCCAACCTTTTATTTGATTAAGATTTATTTCTTTCCACCACTTGGGAGAATGAGAAAAGTGCTTCAAACTAAATTTAGGACTTGAAAAAGTACCCTTGTGTCTCACATCAATATTAGGATATTCTGAATTCCAAGTTTCAAAATCATCATCAGTTACTCCCCCTCTTTTTTTCTTTTTAATCCCTGGTTCATAACCCCAAATCCTCGCCTGTTCTGGCTCTCGGCTCATAAATTTATCTAATCCCTTTTCTTCAATTTTCGCCATACGCAATCTATAATTAGCTAAAGCCAGTTTCCTATTACAACAAAGACAAGACAAAGACAACATTCGATCGTGACGAAAGACAGTATCCCCATAAATCCACCACCGCCAACAATTTTCGTTATAATAAAATATATCATCCCTAGGAGGGGTAAAATAAAAATGAGAAGAATGGTATAAAACATCATGTTCACAGAAAAAAACATAATCCGCTTCAGAGTTTTCTAAAGCGGTTAAAATTTGTCTTACCATTGTTATATATCCCCTCTCCCCTTCCACTACTATATTCTTACCAAAATCAATCGTCTTTAACGAAGTACTTACAATAGGTAGTTCTGATTTTTCTATTTGTTTTTGTACTTCAGAAAACAAAGGCTCTTTTAACTGATTATCCGTATAATAAATACATTCTTTAGTCATTTTTATTCTTTAATCCAAAACCATGATCTGAACTTGTCTCTCATCTCTCCTTCCACATAATTCTTTCTGCCTAAGACATACCAATTATTAATTCTTCCAGCCTTAGTAAAAGCATCTAATACAAACCCTACATGGCAAGTATAAGGATCGTAAAAACCTGATCTTAAATTTATATAATCATGTCCTGAAACTATTCCACCTTTCTTTACCTTTTTTGACCATTCCCAAAGATCTTCAGCAATATATTTAAAACCATGATGACCATCTATATACACAAAATCCAGGCTCTCATCTTGAAAGTCTTTGACTGCTTCCATAGAAGTCTTTCTTATTAAATTGCAATCATAAGAAGATAATATATTTTTAGTCTTTTCATACAGTTCATCTTGCGACTCTTGAGTAGGGCCATGCCTTCTGTATTGAGTATTATAGTCTTCATAGGACAAATACGGATCAATACCATGGACTTTCAACCCTGCCTGACAAAGTTTTTCAGTGAATATCCCTTGGCAAACTCCTATCTCTACTCCTTCCTTAAAACCCAATCTGTTTAAAAATGATGGCAAATCATTTCTAGAACAATCTGGTATTTCTACTGGTCTCCCTTTTAATTTAATGCCTTCTTCTAGTTGCATAGGTACTTTTTTCTTAAAGATTTAGAGTTACCCCAATATGGTAAATTATAAATTGGTATTCTTTCAGAATGAGAATAATGTCTCATTCCTCCTGGAGCCTTAAAAGAAATGCAAGGATTTTCTGTGGTAAAACTTTCAAAACTTTCAAAGAAACTCATTCCTTTTTCTTTAGGAAAGTTCTTTCTATCAGCATCCCACATTGGCTCACCTTCTAATAGATGCTTTAGACGTTTAATATATAACTCTCTATTAATCACTTGAGACCAAGTTCCACCTTCATTCTTCTTCCAATAATAGTCTCTTCTGTTTCCTATAATATATGTATTAGTATTACGATAACAAACATCATCCCTTTCTGGCCTAAATTGAAAATAATCTGGCGGGTATAAACAATCTGACTCTGATGATATAATATATCTACTATCTGTTGCTTCGCACCCTAACAATATTTGTCTAATCATATTAAATCCACTAGCTCCCCTATCACCGACACAAATATTGTGACCAAATTTAATTGGCTTTTGCGTTACACTGACTATTGGTAATCCTCCTGAATTTTCCAAGATTGTTTCTTGAATTTTCTTTTCAAAGGAAGAATCCTCTCTATTAGAGGAATAATAAAGAATAGTAGCATCACTCATACTTTCCTTGTAAAAATTGATTTAAAATTTAAACTTTTCATCATGGAGTACCTATGATTCCCATCCAATATCCTATTATCTTTATCTACAATAATAGGTATTTTTTGACCATTATTTTTTAAATCTTCATAAACCCTGATTCTTTCTTCTATCCACTTGTTAAGTTTATCTTCTGACCAGTTTTTGCGATAAGGCTTTAATATCCTGTAATACCTGGTTTCTTTGTAAGGAACACCCTTATCTAATTCAGTATAAAACTGATCTTGCACATGGTTACTGGAATCTAACTTATCTATATCTTCTCTTTCTACATAAGGACTTTTAAAGCATAATCCCCATAATCTACGAGGATTAGAACCTTTAAGTGGTAATTCATCAATAAATCCTGTTTCTTCCCAAGTTTTAAAGTAGTTTCTAATATCAGTAACATCAGCCGAAGCCCAGCACCTATTCATATGTCTCTTTTCGGCTGTTACAATAATACAATAACGAGTTTTTAATTGTAGCTTGTTGAGATAATCTAAAAACTCATTAACAGTCATATAGTAACTAGAATTTATAAACAATGTAAAATCAGCTATCGGCAAGTTGTCTATGCATTCAACCTCTCGCATATTGGCATTAATAATCTCATACTTTCCTCCTTGCTTATCTCGCCAAGCTCTTCCCCTTTCTACTGCTCCCTTATTAGAATCCACTCCAATTGATCTAAACCCCATGTCTTCTGCTAATTTTAAATACAATCCAGCATTGCAACCCATATCTATTAAGACTTTTTCCTTAGTGTCTTCAGTCAAAAACGGCTTAACATAATTGTTCCATTTACCCTCATTCCAAAAATCACTTCCCATTTCTTGTTTATCTCTTTCTGTTTCAGGTTCTCCTTCTAGGCGTTGATAAGTTTCGTAAGCTTTAGTCATTGGTTATAAAATCAGTTACAAATTTCCAATTAGTATCTTTAGGTAATTTTAAGATATTTTCCATACATTTTCCTAAATCATTCCTAGTTCCAAAAATATGCCCGTGTAATTTTAAAACATCGCAAGAATAGTCAATGTTATCAATAGAATGAGAATATTCGTAATACCTCTTAGGCTTTGACATATTTGGCTGTCTAGGATCAACCGCTCCCCACCATCCTTCATCATCTAAAGCCCTTACTACTTCTTTATTCCAACGCCAATGAGGAGCCTTAAACCCTTTTTCAAAAGGCAAACCCTTTCTATCAAAAATAATCTTGGTTTCATTCATAGCCATTTTAAATGTATCATAATTCATGTCTCTCATTTCAGATCCATTATGAGTCAATCCATGCGGAATTATCTGCATCCAATCAATATTCTTTTTAATTGTTGCTAATAATTCATTCTCTATAAGAGAAATACCCCAGTCTCTGTCTATACCAATTTCAACTGGCACAGTGAACAAAGAAATTCTAAAATCTTGAAAATAATCTCTTAATTGGAATAAAAGATCCAACCGACTATTAATCACACTAAAATCATCTAGATCTAAACACGCTGTTTTCATAGCTTATTTTTAACATTATAATTACACTTACTACATACTGGTATATCAAATTCATAATTTTGGTGTTTTTCCCTCATCCAAGCATAACTATCCCAAATTTCCTTTATTGAATTTTTATTAACATCCCCTAATATTTGTTTCCCATTATAGTCCATACAGCATGGCACAACTCTTCCATCCCATAAAATAAATATTTGATTCAAAAGAACCCAGCAAGGTACTTTTTTGCCTTTTCTAGCTACTTTAGCTTGACGATCTCCTGTCCAATTTGCGAACCCACAAACCTTATTCTTAGGGAATATTTTTTTGAATTCTTCTAATTCATGAATATTATCATCACATTTTACAAAAGACACTCTGGTACGAAATGGAGCATTTTTCATAAGATTTTCAGCATTTCTTTTACAAGCTTCAAAATCTGGACCTCGCATAACTTTATCATAAGTTTCCTTGGTAACAGCATTCAAACTACAATTCACATACTCAATATTCTTGTATTTAATTAATCTATCTACATCTAAATATTCAGCATTAGTAAAAAGAGAAACTGATACTCTTTCTTTTTGCATATAATCCAGCCATTCCCATATTCTAGAAAAAACAAAAGGCTCTCCATTCATAAAAGGAGAGAAACGCCTAATTCCCATTTCTTTTCCATCTTTTATAATCTTATGAAAAAGATCATCACTCATTTCCCCCATTAGTCTAGTCATCTCATAACGAGGGCAGAAAGTACAACGGGCATTACAATTAGTAGAACTCTCAAAGTTTATTTTCACTTAATTACATCATAATATTTAGTTCCTCTGTTTGGACGATTATCTATTTTAGCCAATTCTGGCAAATAAGATTTTCTATAACCTCTTTCCCTTATTTTAGAAAATCCAATTCTAGTTAAAACTTTTTTTAACAGGTCATTACTAAAAAGATTAATGTTATTCCAACCTAAAAGGTAATCCAAACTTCTATCCTCTATTTCCACCATAGGGCAACCCATCCTTAGCACTCCTCCTTTTTTAAGCACTCTATAAGCTTCTCTAAACGCTACCAATAACTCTCTCCATGTTAGTTGCTGGAACACATGCATCCCGACAATACCATCTATACTTTCATCTTCATAAGGCCAAGGATCACCTAAATTCATAACAATATCCAACTTATGAGGTTTTCTTTTCCAGGAAGATCTCATATCACTGTTTATAAATCCTTCATAGTAACGATTGGCACAACCTACATGTAATAATTTCATCATTTCCAATTACTTCTTAATTCTTCTGCTTTTCCCCAATATGGAATATCATAAGCTTGTACTACTCCTGGTCTTTTGGTCTTTCTTTGTTCTGTACCATCTAAGGCATTCACATGGCTAAAAAAAACCATTCCTACTTCTGGCCAGTAATTCATAGACTTATACCTATTGATAGTAGTTCCCTTTTCTTTTCCCAGCTCTCCTATATTATTATCAGGATACTTCCTAAATCTTTCTTCTAATGCTTCAATCACTAATTCTCTAGGAGCAATCATAGCAGCATTAGAAAACCTATCTTTCCAATAATAGAAAGATCTTTTTCCCCAAGTAAATATTCCCCACCTATGACCATCATAAGCGTAAGTATCCATTGGAGGCCTAAACTCAAAGTGAGATTTATGATAAAGAGTATCATCTTCAGCTATAGCAATGTATGGAGTAGTAGCCAGTTTCGCTCCTCTTAATACTTGCTTATACACATTAGCTACACTAGGTTCTTCTTCTTGAATTAAATTAACCCCCCAATCGAGAGGTTTTTTAGAGATAGTAATAATCGGAGTATCATCTATTGCTTTTTCCAATACCTCTCTATGGTATTTAGCCCATTCTTCAGGCACTTTATTAACTGTTAAGAAAATGACTGTTAAATCTTCCATTTTGGCTTTATTTCATTAAGATAATAGTCTTTCCATATATCAAGAGAATATTTGTATCCAGCATCACAGTTAGCAGGATTTTCTGTAGTTCCATTATTATGACTTCTTGAAAATCTTCTATGCTTATGAGCAAACCAAGTATTTTTATTCACCATTAATTTTCCTCCTGCTTTCCAAGTCTTAAATACCATCTCATGAGAATCCTGAATCAATGGTCCATATCCTTCTGTTTGTAACTCTCCAATTACACTTTCCCACCATTTTTTAGGCATTAACCACATACTACCTTGCATGGCCATGGTTTCACTAATAGGTTCATCTTTCATTTTTTCATCTTGTTCTCTCCATCTAATACCAGAAAACTTCTTTCCTCCTTGAATTACTAATTTTTCATGAACAACTGGTTCAATATCCATAACTTCCCATTTCTTAGGATCAAGAAAAAATCTCTTAGCTGTCATTATCCAATTAGGTTGGCAAGAATTAGTCATTATCTTGTCATACCCTTTAGCAAAGCAACAATGTTCATCGGTGCGCATAATGAACTCTCCTCTAGCAATAGAAACACCAGCATTAATTGCCCCTCTCATTCCTCTGTTTTTTCCTAGATGAACTATTCTTACTCTTGGATCATCAGGTAAATCACCACGCCAATATCCATCCAAAACCACTAATATTTCAATGGTTCCTAGAGCATTATCCAAGAGAGAATTAATATGTTTGACCAAATATGGATCTTTCCAGCTTGGAATAACAACTGACAATCTAGGATTTTGCATTATTTTCCCCTTAATATTTAACGATAAGCGACAGTCATTTTACTAGCAGCAGCTAATATTACTCTTAATCCTTGAGCAAATTGCATTGAGAAAGAATTAAAGTAATCACCTTCAGATATTGAAGCTTTTAGTTCTCCAATATTGACAGTACTTCCAGAAATACCATCTATAAGTTTAATAGATCCAGCAGCAGTTTCTCCTATCGTTACTCCAGCAAATACTCCCGCTCCCTTCTTAACTTGGACATTACCTCCAATTCCTACTTTAAGAGAATCTCCTGCGTATGTTCCTGTTAATCCTGATACTTCAACCGAAGTTATACTAGAGAACTCTTCAGACCCAGTAAAAGATTGAGCGGTAGATAAATCAAACTCTTCTGTAATTGTAGATCCATCTATATCTATTCCTGTAACTGTTACTGTTCCTCCTGTTACATCCCAAGAAGACGGAGACACCGAAGGAGATAAACTAGTAGAAGGTGACGTAGATGGACTTATACTAGGTGACAGTGATGGACTTAGTGAGGGTGACAAACTAGGAGATAAACTAGGACTCAAAGAGGGACTCAAGCTCACTGATGGACTGACTGATGGGCTTAGACTTGGGCTAAGAGATACCGAAGGTGAAACACTAGGAGATAAACTAGGACTTAAACTAGGAGATAAACTAGGCGACAAAGATACAGATGGACTGACTGACGGGCTAAGTGACGGAGATAAACTTACTGACGGAGAAGTACTTACCGATGGAGAAGTACTTGGAGAGGCTGATGGACTTAAAGAATTACTCGTAGTCGGAGAAGCACTGACATTATCTGAAGGAGACACCGAAGGACTTAATGATGGAGATAATGATGGGCTAAGACTAGATGAAGCCGAAGGACTGATACTAGGTGATAATGATGGAGATAGTGATGGGGATAGACTAGGGGATAGACTAGGACTTAAAGAAGGTGATAACGACGGACTTAAAGAAGGACTTAGACTCGGTGAAGCCGAAGAACTAGGAGAAGGAGACTTATCATCAATCGTTACAGTAATATTCCTAGTAACATCAATATTCCTAGTAATAGTATAGATTTTATTATCAAGATCTTCCCCCTCAAGAATGTAATTTTCATCAATAGGATTGATGTACTTCTTTAAGTATTCCATTGTTTAGGATTTATGCTTCTTAAACTTGTTAATCGGATATTTCCCCCTTTTTCTTTCCTTGTTAATAAGAGCTTCTGCTACAGGAACAGCTTCAGGATTAACTTCCCCACTTAAACCAAGTTCCTTTTTTTTCCAATCAGGAAGCTGACCTAATTCAGCTAATCTTTTCCAGTTTGGATGTCCCATTATTTGAAATTATTAGTTATCATCCCTGCCCTCTAAAAAGAGCAGAGTCAGAACTAATCTGGAGTACCACCACCAGCAGAAGCACCAACATTACTAAATTTAGTATATGTCCACTTTCCGCTTGCTCCTCCTACAATACATTGAGCGATTCCCCATTCTCCTGCTGTAAGTACTAATTCTTTTCCAGCTCCTGTAACATTGTTTAAAGCAATATTCGTCGGATCAGAAGTTCTTAATTCACAGTCAACAGAATCATCATGCACTATGGTAATCCTTCTTCCAACTACTGCAGAAGGAAGAACGACAATGTAGTCGGCATTACTAGAAGTAACTTCTACCATGCTTGTTTCTCCTAATATTGTTCCTGTTCCAGTACCATCAGAAGTAGCTGTATGAGAAGTTGAATCATGAGTCACTCCTTTTCCTTTTAGTCCTTTTTTGAATTTCGTTTCTCTAACCATAAGGAAGATTTAAATTTATTAGCCCCTTACTGAAGGGAGGAGACAAATTGTCATCCTCCCCTGCTGATTGTCTAACCAGCTACTGCACCTGTAGAACCAATACCACACTTATAATCCAAAATTCCTAAATCGTAACAAGCTGAACTCTTAAACTTCCATCCATCTGTCTCAAAATCTTCCGAATTAGTATCTGGTTGAGCAGCCCTGAAAGTAGGATACTCTGATACTTCCATAATCGCATCAGTATGACTCTTATTCCAAAGACCCCAATAATTAACAATAGCAGTATTTCTAGCACCCAAATTATCTGTTGCAAGATAAGGAAGTTCCAAATGAGTGTACCTATTCTTGTAAACATTCATTGCATTGTCAGCTACATCAGGAGCTTTCTCTGAACCTAAGAACTCTTTAATTGCATTAACCAAAGAAGGCTCATCAGTTGAGAAAATAGTATCCATCTTAGTTACAATCTTTTGACCATTGTTATTTACCCAAGTAGGAATCTTAGCTTCTGCTGCTTCTAATCCTGCTCTTCCAAATTGAGTAGTAATAAGATTAGAGTAAGTTCCACTTCCACCAGTTATAGTATGGTCTGTGTCAAACAAATTCTGTCCATCTCCAGTCGTAGTAGAAATTGTCTCACCATCCATGTTCGTATAACTAGCCGCACTCATCCCAAAAGTTAATTGGTGAGTAGCGTCTAATTCCATTCTTTGAGCAGTGGATTCTCCCAAGCCACGAACCATTTTCATGATCTGGCGATACTTATCAAACTTTCTCATCTCCCAAGTTACTTCATCCATCAACCCTATTCTCGTTTGAGAAAGAGTTAAAGAATAACCTTGCTTTGGAGAACCAATTTTGTATTTAGATCCTTGATTCTTTCTCTTAGCAAATCCTGGCTTATCAATTTGTGAATGTTCTGAAGTTTCTTCGTTCACACCATAAATATCATATAAGGAACGAGCGCGCACTAGAACCGAACCATATCCTTCTCTCCATTGGACTTTGGCATTTTTAACTAGATCGTTCCATTGAGTTGTACTAATCATTCTCTTTAATTAACGAATTACATCCCCTTATCCCCTAATTAAAACTAAGCGGCTGCACCACTCTTGACTGCTAATTTAGCCTCTACCTGTGTAGTAGAAATGACATTTACTACAAAGAAAATATCATAAGTGGAAGCGGCAACATCTACTGAATTGGCATCATCAATGTCAATCCACTCTCCAACATCTGTTTGAGCGGCACTTCCAGTAGAAACATCACAAAGCCAAGTGGCATCTTTATCTCCAACTAAAACAGGAACTACGGTGTTAGAAGCATAGTCACTATCAGTAGCAGCTATGGTTTTCTTAATTATTCCCAAAGGAACGATATTAGCACTATCAACAGCAGGAGTTAAATATCCATTAGCGTCAAGGTAAACTAAATCATTCTCTGCAAAAGCAGTGGAAGCTACTTTCTTGTAGTGTTCCATGTGGAAATTACCTGAATATTCCTTAATCATTCTTTTAACTTACATACGAATTACTGCGGTAGTAGAATCGTCCTCTTTTTCCAGCTTATCTAAAGGGGTTCTCATTCTTTCTGCCATTTTTTTGGCATTAGAAGTAAGTTCTTTCTTAGAATCAGATTTAGAAACAGAGTGATTCCCAGCTCCGCTGACTGAAGCCATTTGAGCAGATTTTGCTTTTACAGCTCCATCATGCTCCCCTTTTTTCCTTGCTTCTTCTAATTCTCTTTTCAAACTTCCGTCTTTTCTTCTTAAAACAAGATAAGAATCTTCAAGGTCTTCCAGTATATCTTCCGAAGTATCCTTTCCTCTAGTTGGTTTGTAAGCAGAAGCAATATCATTCCATTTCAAGTTATCTTGAGCGACTTCGGGGTATCTTTTTAAAAATCTCCTAATTGCTCCTCGTTCATTCATTTTTTCCAGCTGTCTTCTTACAATTTGTTCCGATTTAGAGAGAGTTTCCTTTTGAAACTCCTTGGATTCTTCATCCCATTTACTGTTTTCCTCTTCTTTCTTATCTTCATCTTTAGATAAACGGAGTTCTTTTGACTTAGTAGAAAGCAAAGCCTTTTTATAGTTGTCCCTTTCTTCCTCAAGTTTTTTTGCCTTAGCTTCCCAGTCTATCGCTTCTTCTTCTTTTTCTTCTTGAGTTTCTTTTTCTTCTGATTCCTCTGGCTTAGAGAATTCAGACGGGTCAACTTTCTCTGACTTCTCTGGTTCTTTAGTTTTTTCTACTTCAGAACCATCTTTTTTTGAAGGATCTTCCCCTTCTTTTGGGATGATGTCTTTAATAACACCATCATCTTCTTTTTCAATTGGAGGCATAGTTTTAAAACCTTGTTAAACCAGCGGTTCACTGGCTATGCTAATTAAATAACCTTTTTATCTGGTTGAAACTGGTAAGGGGGGGCCAGCTCAACCAGACGAAAGGGTATTTAAACTTCTTTTTTCTTACGTCTTTTTGCTTCTTCATCTATTCTTCTAGTTAAAGTTTTTAGCTCTTTAATTCTCCCTACCATTTCCCAATAATCTCTTCTTTTTAAACCCAATCCCATCTGCGTTTCAATCGCTTTTTTCCTTAGCGTATAATATCCTTTCAATCCTCTTCTCCCATAAGAATCCATCAACCATTTACTAATTTCTTTGTGATCAATGTCTTTGGCTAAAATTAGTTTCTCTCCGAATAGATTCCAAAGCATTTTTTTAAACATCCCCATTGAATTTGATTATTGATATTTATTGAAATTCCGCAACTACATTACTATCTTGTTCCTACGTTAGGTAATGGCATTGCTCCTTGACCTTGCATCATATTACCATTAGAAGCTGGAGTACCTTCAGTACCACCACCAGGCGGTTCTAAGGCTGGAGGAGCTTGGGCTGCCAAGTCATAAGAATCTGGATCATCTTTATAAGCCTTAACCACATCTCTAAAAAGTTTTTGCTGATTCTGTTGAAATAACATCGGAAACATAATACCCATAAGCTTAATCTTTTCAGTCAAAAGAGCCTGGGTAAGAGAATCCTCTTCTCTATAAAGACTATCAGTAGTGACCACAACATCATATTCCCAACCATCTAAATAATCCTTAGTCATTGCTAAAGCTTCATATTTCTTTCCCTGCATACGATAAACTTCCTCTTCCACATCTAATTCTTGAGCTACAGGCAATTCTTCTCTTGATCCTACCATTTGCATCCCTATAGTTCCCATTTTACCAGTAGAAAGCTCTGCGTTCTCCACAATGAATTTCCTATATTTATCAATAGTAGTCTCCTTTCCATCCTCTCCTACAATCTTTTCCACATGAGGAAGAGTATAATAAGTCAAGATATTAAGTATTCTTAGTCTTACCTTCTGAACCCACAAAGCAGACATAAAGAGATAAAGTATTCCCTTTAACTTCTTAGCATTTTCATTACTAATAACAATTTCTCTGGCCGTTACTCCTCTTCCTGCTACTCCTTGTTGATTAGAATCAACGCTGGTTAAATCAAGACCTCTAGAAACTATATCCATCATACGAATATCAGCGGAAGATATTCCAGAAATTTCCATCGGTTTCACTTGAGCTATATCAGAAACATAAATCTTAGTATCCATGGATACTTCTTCATCCTCTAAATCAAAAGCATCTTTATTGGAATCCCCAATTAACATTGGAGGTACTAAAGACCTATAAGTCTTATCTACAGCCATATTATAAAGAGAATTGATCACATCCTGTTCACCCATCATGGTATCAGGCAAAGCTTTACCATAGAAAAAATTACTTTGAAATGGCTCAAAGATAGTCTTGGCAAAAGGATAACGCTTTTTGTTTTTTCCCCATAACAAACCAGAATCAAGAAGCATTACTCCGTTAGCCACAATGATATATTCATCAAGCTCTTTACAATAGAATCTAACTAGTTCAATGAAGTCCTTATCCTGAACTCTTTGTTTCCAAGACTCGGTATAAAAAGTAACTTCGCTTTCAGAGATCAGGTTATCTTCTTTGGTTTGAACATTACTTTTATATTCTTCTTTATCTTTTTCTGTCCAACCTCGCACAAATTTTGCGTTTTTATAGCCTCCAAATTCATTTTTGAAGGTATCCACATGCATATAGTCAACCCAAGACAAATAGGGCTGTTTTTGAACGTCTCTGATATAGAAGTCAGCTACATAAATATTCTCCAAGGGAATCAAAAAAGACACACATTCATCTTCCACGTAAACTTCCTTTTCTTCCCACTCTACATCTCCTGTCACTAGATCAACACTATTAATTTCTTTTCTCTTGTACCTAGTAACAGCATGACCTTCATAATCCATGCAAGTTCCCTTAGAAACATTCTCCCAACAAGCAAAGAAATTATCCTCTTCAGGATTACCTTGAGAGTAACTATAACGAACCAGATGTTTCATTATTTCAGCTCTCTTGAAGTCTAAAGATCCTTCTTGGTTTTGAGCTTTTATTTCCGTATTAGGTATTCCTAAAGAAACAGCAGCAATAATAGCTTTAAGTTTGTTCCTAGTAACAGGATGAAAGAAATTGGCTTGCCAATCTTCTTTGTCCTCTCTAGGAGGAACATAGCAGTTTACTCGCTTTTCACAGTCGTCAATGTATTCTTTTAATGTTCTATCGTTGAATTGCCTCCATCTCTTGTTTCTTTCTGTTTCCATGGAAGCCAGAGACTTATAAACATGCTCCAGCTGTTCTTTCTCTCTCCCCTTAGGCTCATATGTTTGCATCTAAATCAATTTAAATTGAAATGCTTCTTTTGAAGTTATTTCAACAATAGGAAACTTTCTTGGTTTTCGCAAGGCTCCAAACCATGAATGAAGTCTTTCTTGATGCTGAACACAATCCCATTCTATGTTACCCTGGCTGTCTGTTACTTTAGAACCATACATTTCTAGCACATTAAGAGTATTTTCTACTGGAACAATAGCATTCTTTCTAGCTTGCCAGAAACGTCTAGCTTCACTTTCTTTATTAATTAAATCTTTTTCTATTTCCCACCCTTGACCATAAACATTTCCACCAATTTTAGCTGCTGCAAAATACTTATCTCCGTCCCTCCATAAATAAATAATCCACTCCTTGACTTTTTTCATTTGAAGAGGACTATTTTTTTCTATGAATACTCTTCCTTTTTTTTCTATTGGATGGATATTTTCTTCTTTTAATTTTATTTCTTTTTTGGGTTTTCCCTTTTTGATCTGCATTATTTTAACTAAAGATTAAGCAACTAGGATTAAGTAGCCAGGTTCTTCTCTCTCGGCTTCCATTCTACAACTATGCCATAATTTTTAAGTAATGCACCTATCATAGAAGATAACAACTTCAATCTTCTGTCTTTTATCTTCCAATCCTTAGTTGTCGCTCCAATAGCCCATTGTGAATCAGAGCAAATAATATTTTTTTTGTTTTTTACGCACTCGGTAATACCAAAAAGAATAGCAAACAATTCCGCTTCATTGTTAGTATTGTCTCGCATATCTATTGAAAGTTCCTCTCTTTGATTATTTATTACTACTTTGGCATAAGCTTGACCCAGTGGCCTCATATAATTAGCTAATCCACCATCAACATCAATATAATTAGCATTTTTGGGCTGTTTTTTCATTTCTAAAATAAATTTATTAACTATTATCTTTCTTCTTTTCCCCATATTTATAAATTACTAAATTATTAACTATTTCAGCCATAGATTTTCCTTGCTTATATTTCTCCTTCTTAAGAATCTTATATGCTTCATAAGTTACTCTTACAAACTTATTTTCAGAAAAATCAAATTTTTTAACCCTTTTTTTATTGTTTTTATGCATGTTTACAACCCCTGTGATTACTATAGTATACAAAAACCCCCCCCCACTATTCGTTTCTCTAAGCTTCATCATACTATGCAGGTTATGTGAGATTAAGATTGTTTAGTGGTTTCTTAATGTTCCTACTGTATAGTATCGTATTAGTAAAGAGCAAAAAATTTTTTAAAAAAAGAGAAATTTTTTGAAAAACTCTTGAAGCCCAGTGCAAACACTCTGATGTAAGGGGGGAGGTACCACCGTACCCAGAGCCAAAGGTGGATTAAACAGGAATCGAACCTGTCCACTTAGGCTATTTAACGAACCTAAGAGATCCAATTAATCCTAAAAAACTCTAAAAATTAAAAAAAGACGCAAATTGATGCGTCAAACTAGATAAATTATTCAATATAAATAATCCTATTGCCAATCCTGCCAAAAATAGAATAAACTGCTTGCGAGAATTAGATATTTGTTCCATATGAATAAAAAAAAGCTACCTTTACGGCTTCTGCTCCGCTCCTTCCTTCTCAAGGTCAGAGCAGAATGCGTAAGAGTAGCTTTGATCGAGAAGGAAGGAATGCCAACATGTGAAATGAAAACAAAAGCATTATTAAAATAAAACATTATTTAAAACTTGTCAAATTATATTAATTCTAATATCCACTCATCCTAAAACTATATCCAGTATTGCGTTTTTTCTTCTCTCTTTTGAATCTTTTTTTTCTCTCCTTAGTGAAATTATCTAAAGGTTGAGTACCTGAAGTAATTGCCCATATTCTGGTTGCATCTGCGGCGTGAGAAGAGTCATCGTGAAATGGTTTGTTTTCCCAAATACCAATTCTTTCATTCCATTCTTTCCTATAGTTAGATATATGCTTTATCCATGTGTCACATCTATCCTTATCAACCCATAAAAGATTGAATTTCCTTCTAACAGCATCTATTCCGTCATTAATAGGTAATTTAGGAGCTATCTTAAAACTAATACCTAGTTTTCTAGCAGCTTCCCAGCGGGATTCTCCTGTACTTAATTCTCTTACTCTAATATCATGAGGAGCGGTATGAGAAGCATAAATATATCCCTTATCTTGTAAAACTTTAATATAATGCTCTAATCCTTTACCAGAGTTCTCGTAATAGTCAATTAATCTCCATTCATTTCTCACTACCTGGAAGAATAAAATAACAGTTGTATCATTCATCCCCAGATCCCAATAAGTATGGACAGGCAAACCTCTCTCAATGGGAATAGATAAGATCCTTCCTCCAGCCCTCATTTCAGAAATATAATCAAAATAATAGCTTCCTTGCAAAGAAGATTCAAATGCTTCTTTGGGAGTAGTAGGGTATTCCTGATGCAAGCGATCCCAATTCTTATTAAGAGCTTGAAACTTATAATAATAATAAGTAATTTCAATATCACTTAAATTATAATCCTTCTGATAAGCTAAAAAATCTCTCGGAAGATTTTGGTTCTTACTGACTATTTGGGAAATTTCTTTTTTATCCCAAGTCCAATTATAGAAAAACGCCTTGTATTCCGTGGGGCTTAATTCATAATCGTTTTTATCCCCCTGTCTGTTCCAAGCATCCCAAAACATATCATAAAACTCTCCTTTTGCTCCCTCGGCCGTACTCTCTATGTCCAACCTTCCCCCCATAGGAACAGCAGGAATAGTACCTGTCATAATTTCATTGGCTTTATCGGGCCTGGTCTTACATATCTTGGCAAACTCTGAAATATGAACTCTGTTATGAGTAGCAGATCTACCAGAAGTTCTGACTGATATATTAGAAAACGTACCATCTTGGAAGTCGAATCTAAGCATATTCTTCCTTTCTGCATCCACCTTATAAAGCACTCTTAGATCGTTAGGAAATGATCTCCATGCGTAATCAATTTTATTAGTAAAGATGTCTAGAGCCGATTCTTTGTCATAAGAAATCAATAGTCCAGAGAAATTCCTGGTAAATAAGCAATCATCAAACATATCAATAGATTCGTCTGTTGTAAATCCTAATTGTCTACTTTTAAGAATAATATTCCTGGAATGTTTCTTTTGGTTAAAGTCATTTTGGGCTTCGTTTCTCTCAAAGAGGACTTTCTTTCCTTCTTTATCAGAAATATAATAAAAGTTTTTCATCCTCCAGCTTTTGTCTAGTAGCTTAGAATCATATTCCATTTTTCCCCTTAAAAGTTATGCTTCTATTCTTTATTTATCTTTGATTTTCGCAATGGTTATCGCAATGTCATTAAATATTATGCGACACTGTAAAATAAGAAAAAATAAAAAATTTATATCACATAAGGAATCCTTATAAGTAAAGGAGTCCCAAAGAAAAAGGAGTCTCTTCTAGGAATAGGGATCCTAATTAGGATAACATTTTGTAGGGAGGGATGTTTTATATGTTTTCTATGGGAGGGGAGAGTTATATTTGAAATGATAGGAGGGGATTATTATACAGATTTATAGGAAGGGAGTGGGTGTACGGAAAAATGCACTTCGCCTGCCTGCCTGCCTAGGGCCATAGTGGAACAGGCGGGGTTTGTATCCCCCCGTATTGCTTTCTACATGCATAATCAATAGAATATATATAACAGTCGCATAATGTACCTTATGCGTCACTAAGCCATGTATATAGCATTAAAGCCTACATATAATTAAGAATATTATTTGTTTTTGATTATTGAGTAAAGTCTAGTTTACATCAAAGGTATATATACCTTATTACATACAACGCAAAAAAGACTATTCAACATAGCCTAGGTCAAGTTCAGAGGATTAATTAATGGTGTTTCAGCGTTCAGGGCTATGCCCTTCTAAGCCTAATTAGCCAGTATTAATCTGATTTTATAACACTCTATAAGCGTTTTATGGGTTTTCGGCTTATCAACGCATAGCGTCGCGCCTCAATTGAACGAATAAAACACTTATTAAAGGTTATTTTTATCCTTGTTTTCCTGCTCTATCTTTACTAATAATGCGCCTATTCCTACTGTTATGTCTGTTGGCTTATTTTCAAGAAGCTGTGCATTTTTATTGAGTATATCAAATGTTCTTGCATTGTCAATAGAACTAGCTTTTTTCACTTTATCAAATGTAATTCCAGCCAGTGCAAGCGCCCTTTTGTCCTTCACATTCTCAATTAAACATTCCAAAGTTTGCTTAAACAATGGTCTTTCTCTTATTATCTTAGCATTCGACTTACATGTTATCTTGCTGTAGCCAGTTTTCAGCATTGCTGCCGACATATTAACTAATTCTCCCTTTTTTATTTGGTTTGCAACTTCTTGCGCAACTATGATTGTATTTAATTTGTCTTTTCCCATTCTTTTTTTTCCTCCTCTAGCAGATTCTTCATGAGTAGGGATATGTTTTTTTTTCTTTTTTAAAGTGTCGCATAATATTTTACCCATTCTCTATATTAATTACATTAATAATCAAACTATAACCATTTTTGAATATTTTGCAAGATCTATAAGATTATAATAATTTAGCTAATTTCTTAAATATCCCCTATTTATGTTACTTTGCAACTTATGCGACACTCATAATTGCGTTTAAAGGGGACTTTATTTTATAAGTGGTACGTTACTATTACCTTAAATAAAAACTAAGAGGCGTATAATATAATGTCAGTCTATCTTAATATACTGTACCCTAGCAAACCTTGACAAGACAATTAATAAGATTATAATATGAGTGTAATAAGATTAAGGGCGGCAAAGCTGATACACATAACTAGCAGCATAACAAAGCCCTTTTTCTTTCCTTAGTTCTTAATAATAACATAAAAAAAATAAATGAGCGAAGCAAAAATGTTCTTCTGGTTGTTCTATGTTTCTACTTGTGCGGTGATTGGATTAATCATGCTAATTAGTTTAATAGCATAAAATGGAAAAAAACATATTAAGAAAAGTATGGAAAGACTTAGAACAGAAAAACAATAAAATAGCATTTAGAGTAATTAATTGGCTAGATAAAGACAAAATGAGGGGAATAATTTTAAATGATAGAAACAAATACTTTTATTTTGAGTCTAGTTATATGCCTGATTATGTCTATAATTATTTGATCAAATACATCTCTAAAAAATATAAAGCAGAATATCTAAGAATTATATAGTTTTTAGTTTCCCTTTCTGCGTGAGGGTAGGAGAGGGAAATTATAAAGCTATTCGTTAGCTCTACCGTGTACATTAACAATTTATTTAAAAGGAAATGAAAGTAACAAATCATTGGGGTGTTCCTAACCAGTTTATAATTTACGAGAAGGGAAGTGGTGCAAATGGCAATTTTATTAAAAGAGAGCTTTTCCAATCTTATGACCACACTATTGTTGAGATAATATCGTGGTCAGACAGAGAGGATGTCAGACTTGATGAAAAATATTGGAATTATTCAACAACCACGGGGAAATACAGAAATAAGTTTTTAGGCGAAGACAGGAAAGAAACAGAAAAGAAAATCAAAGCGGGAATTTATAAACTAACTAACCTCAACAAATAACATGAAAGAACATGAATAATCTATTATACCGCAAGCTTTTGACCACCTTACGCCTCATGATTCAAGATTTACCAGATGAAGACTATCGAGCATTACACCGCAATCTAAGGGCTGTCGAGAAGTATTTAGAAAACAAGATATTGGAAGGGGGTGGAAGAAAATGAAAACCAAAATAATCAAGCTTTATAAATTCGAGGAACTAAGCAAAGAAGCACAAGCGATAACGATTGAAAAGAATTATAACATTAATGTTGACAATGATTATTGGTACGAGGGGATTATTGACGACTGGAAGGAAGATTTAGAGAAATTAGGTTATTTTGATCCTGAAATTCACTTTTCTGGTTTTTGGAGTCAGGGAGACGGGGCAGTATTCACCGCAGGGGTTGACATTCCTAAATATATTGAAGAACACGACCTAAAAATGAAAAGATTGGCTAAATTTGTTGAAGGAAACGAAGAGCCAGAAATTGCGATAGAGAGAATAGATAGCGGTTATAGTCATAAATACACCGCTAGAACAGATTATAATCTCTTAATTGACTTACCAAAGGCAGTCAGCAAACAACTTGAGTCTCTCCTAGAAATAATAGAAAATGAAAGGTTGGAATTATGCGATTCAATTTATCGGGATTTAGAAAAAGAATATGTTGGAGAGACAAGCGAGGAAGCAATCAAGGAAACATTAGTTTCTAACGATTATTATTTTCTTGCTGAGGGTGGGAATATTCAAGAATAAAACTCCTTTAACAATCACTAGAGCAACTTAAAACCTCTAGATCAACATTAAAGCAACTTTCGTATACACGGGGAAGTTGCTTTTTTGTATTTGTAATAGTTATTAAAAAAAGGACTCCTTAGGCACTCAAGCGAAGCGTTAGGCTTCTACACCGTTTGGAATCCTTTTTATATGAATACGAATCAACAATACTAATAAAATTTCAATAAAACAAGGTCGGGAAAACATTTCCTGATTTTTTTATTATTGTAGGGTAGGTGGCAAAAATCCTGTTCCTAGAAGATTTCCGTCTTTGTCTTTCCATTCAATATCTTCTTGTTTACCTGCGAATTTCTTCCATTCTCCATCAATTAATACACTGGTTTTCTCTTTATTCATTCTGTTTCCCCAAAAATAAGGGATTAATTCTTTTTCAATTTTTTTAGGAAGATTCTGGTAAAATATAATCAATTTAGCTAGTTTCATTTCTAATTCGTAAGGAGTTGTAATAATTGGAGCAAACTCCTTTCCTAGACAATTTGAAGCAGCTTTAATCATCCTGATTACTTTGTCTTGCCCGTATTTCTTGATTAGCCTTTCACAGGATCCTCGTTGAGTTTTATTGCAGAATAATCTTTCCCATGAGGGATTAACTGATTTAAATTGATCTATTACAAAATTAATATTTTGAGAATTTTGAGAAGAAATAATACTATTCTTTCTATTTTTTTTCTCCATATTTATCTATTATCTTTTTTTATTTAGTATTATTTAGTATTAATTAACTCTTCGTAAGGATTAAGATGGTATTTGTTACGTAAAGATAATATAATATTCTCTCTATTTAGAGGATAGCATTTATGATATTTTTTCTTGTATTTAAGTATCTTTTTATATCTTTTCTTACATTTGCTCTTACAAGTATTATAAGATTCTTTGAAAGTGCATTTTATAGAACATTTCTCATATTTACTATAAGATTTGTATTTCTTACAAGAAGCCATAGAAGTATTTGCTTCGTAACTAGAAGCTTCACTTTGTTTTGCAATAACTAATGCAAAAAAAATTAAAATTGTAGTTATTAATGTTTTCATTAGTTTCCAGTTCCTTTATTTTCTTCTTGATCATACCATTCCCAGTAAGAATTATAAACTTTTAATAAAAGCTTAATATTTTCTTCTGAGGTGACCAGCCCATTTTGTTGGCAGGATACTAAAAAATCTTCTTCGCATTCACAGTCATAAATCAGCTTAGATAATACATTCTCATTCATTTTAATAATATTAATCATTATGTTTTTTATATATTTTATATATTTTATATTGTCAAGGTTTGCAAATGTTTGACAGGGTATAAATTTAGTATATATTAAAAATAATTAAATTAAAATGATGTCCAAAAACCTAGATGATAGATTATACAATTTAAAAGAAATTCTGGATTTAGATGTTTTTCCCTTTCATTCCAGGTATACTTTGATTAGATATATAAAGAGTAAAAAAATTAAAGGTATAAGGATTGGTAAAGGAGCAGCTTCTCGATATTACGTTAAAGGATCTGATTTAAGAGAATTTTATAATAAAATAACAAAAAAAGAAGATGAAATTACACCGATTGGATAGTAACAATGGTCACTTCTATCAGGTAGGAGAAAAAGAATACCCTTCTTCCACTACCATTTTACACAAAGCCTATCCATTAGAACCTGGGTTAAAGATGTTCTTACAAAATAATAGCAAGGAAGAGGCTACAAAAGTTATGGAAGGAGCAGGATTATCAGGAACAAAAGTACACCATGCAATAGATCTTATGCTACAAGGCTCAAATTTGCTTCCTACGGGGTTTACAGATGAAGATATAGACAATACTGGTTTAACAGATAATATCTTAATTAAATACCTTAGAGAGCCATTTAATAAGAAAGAAGATTATGCCTTGCGAGGATTTATGAATTGGTGTCAAAAGTTTAATCCGATTCCCATTAAAACCGAAATGATTGTTTGGTCAGACGAATATCAATATGCAGGAACACTGGATTTTTTAGGATATATTCATAATCCAGATAAGCAATTAGTTATTATAGACTGGAAAACAGGTAAGGGATTATATAAAGAATATGATTTGCAACTTGCTTCTTATTGGGGAGCATTAGGAGAATGTCAAGGGTTAGATTGGAAAACAGATGCTTATTTAGTTCAATTAGGAATTAATAAATGTGGATTTAAAATGGTTCAATTGAAAGATTTAAAGAGTAATTTAGAAGAATTCTACAATATTAAGAAAACTTTTGATTTTCTTTACCCTGGTTACAAGCCTAGTATTTACGAATATGCAGATGAATATGCAGTTAAAATTAATCAAGATCTTGTTAAACAAGAATTAACTAAATTTAAACTATAAATGATGGAACAACCACAAAGTCCTCTTCCAAAAGAGGAAATAAAAGGAGAAAAGGAAAAATTAATGACCTTTTCAGAAGCATTAGAATCAATGCTAAAAGGAAAAAAAATAACTCGAAAAGAATGGGATGAGGAAAAAATGTATGGATACATAGAAAAAGACGATATCCTTTGTATTCAACTAGAAGGTTTGCATCAATGGATTTTAAGAAGAGAAGACTTAGAAGCAAAAGACTGGATAACAATTAACTAAATTAAATAAATTTAAAAAAATGGAATTACCAATCGAACAACAATTAGGTTTAAGCTTATCTTTACAAGATAGAACTCCTGCAATTCGTATAGACAATGGAGACAACAAAATGGGTAAGAATGCTACAGGAGAATTTGTAATTAAAACTAAGAATGAAGCTGGAGATTTTGAAAGAAAGAAACTAGGTAAATCTTTAGAAGGAGTAATATTAGCTTCCAAAGCTCGTTTAATGAGTAAGTATGATTCAAACAATCCTGATGAAGCATGGTGGACACCTGAATTTAATCCTTTGGATACTAGTGAAATAGTTAGTATTTGTAAAGGTAGTAAGGTAGTATTTCAAGCAACCTATAAAGAAATTAAAAATAACTCTAGGTTTGTTTCAATGGATCCTGCTGGAAACAAGAAAAATAATTTTTCTTATATTACTGTTGTCTATTTAGATCAAGGAGAAGATATTGTAAAGATAGAATTAACTGGATTGTCTCGTGGTAATTGGATAGACTATTCCAGCTCAATGACTAAGCAAGAAAAAAGCTTTTTAAAACAGATTACAGAACTTTATATTGAAGAAAATACTGATGGATCTTTTGAGTGTAAGTTTAAGAAAGTGAAAGATATTGAAAATAACGCACAAACTGTCCAAAGAGCAATAGGATTGCTTGAAAGTTTCAAGCAAGGAAAACCACAATTAACTACAGGAACAAATGAAGTGGCTTCTTTGCCAGAGAAAAGCGAATTAGCTGAAGACCCTTTTGAAGGAATAGAAGATAATCCAGAAGAAGAAATTAAAGTTGAGGACATACCATTTTAATTTATTTATATGCAAAAAGAGCAAAAAGAACCAGTTACAATAGATTCTATTTTATTTTGGTTTAAAGAATCAACAGAAAAAATAAAACCGATTAGTAATGCTCAATGGTTAGACAGTGCAGCTAAATTAAATATTCTTGCTGAAGATATTGATAACCAAATAGATGAAATGGATTTTAAGATGGCAGAAAGAGAAAGAGAAATGATCAAAGAAGGAGAATCGGCAGTTAAAGCAGGAATTTTGAGAACAGAAGTTATTGATTACAAGAAATATCTTGAGTTGAAATCAACTAGAAAAAGAATAGATGAACATATCAGAATAGCTAAAATTAGGCAATCACACCCAGATTATTAAAAATAAACATGAAACTCATGAAACCTAAAATATTACAAATTGTTACAGGCGGTTATTCCTTTATTAATCAAAATACACAAGAAAAAGGATATTCTCATAATCTTTATGGAATAGATGACAAAGGAGATATATGGAAGTGGATTTTTCTTTCCAGAGAATGGAGAAAGATAGAAGAATGTTTAGTTCGAGAAAGAGATAATGAATTTTTAAAGAAAAGTTACTTGCCTGATTAAACCACCCCCAAGGAGTAAAGAATATTATTGATAACTATAAACTAAAGAAATGAAATATTTTTTAAAATCTGTTTTTACAATCATCGTCTTACGTTTTAAGAAACTTAAATGACTAATAGACATAAAATAATTAATTTCTAAAAATGCAAAACTTTATACGCCATGGAGACCTCCTCCTTAAAAGGATTGAAAAACTCCCAGAACAATTAACCAAACTGGACCATCAGGTACTTGCCCATGGTGAGTCAGGACACCGACATCTTCTAGTCGCTGAACCAGAATGCCAAGTAGACCTCTTTACTGACCCAGAAGGAAGAATGTTTTTTGGTACTTCTGGAGCGAAATTAACACATGAAGAACATAAAACAATCACAATAGAACCAGGAATATATTTCGTAGAGCATGAAAGAGAATTCGATCCTTTTCAAGATGTTATTCGTCAAGTAAGAGATTAAACTAAAAAAATGAAAAAACTAAGTAAATTAACACCCAAACAAGAAATTCTAATGTACGCAGTTCGTAATGAGTGGCTGGATAGGATTTTTAAAAAGAGAAAGGTCAATAAAAAAAAGATTATTGAAAAAGTAAACTGGTTATATGAATTTTCTAATCTTAAGAAACCTGAATGTGTAATTATATTAGACAGTCCTCTAGGGGTGCAATATGCAGCTAATATGTTGTTATGTAAGCAAGGGAATCAAGTAGGGAATCAAGTAGAGAATCAAGTAGAGAATCAAGTAGAGAATCAAGTAGAGAATCAAGTAGAGAATCAAGTAAGGAATCAAGTATGGAATCAAGTAGGGAATCAAGTAAGGAATCAAGTAAGGAATCAAGTATGGAATCAAGTAGAGAATCAAGTAGGGAATCAAGTATGGAATCAAGTAGAGAATCAAGTAGAGAATCAAGTAGGGAATCAAGTATGGAATCAAGTAAGGAATCAAGTAAGGAATCAAGTAGAGAATCAAGTAGGGAATCAAAAATTAGAATATTTCTCTTTTGCGTCTTACGGGAATATTTGGGATTATGGTTGGGTATCTTATCATGATTTTTTTGGAAGAATAGGAATACATAAACACGAAGGATTCGCAAATTTTAAAAAACTTCTAGAGGCAGGAGTATATGATATGGTGCAATTAGATAAATACTGTATTGTTGCAACTCTCCCAGAAAATATTTATAGAGACAGCGAAAACAGGTTACATAGTACAGAGTACCCAGCAATAAATTGGAAAGACAGCTATAAACAGTATTGGTTGCATGGAGTATTTTTTGAGGAAGCTCTTTGGAAAAAAGTAACAAGTGGAGAAATAACCGCCTTAGAAGTATTAAAAATAGAGAATATCGAACAACGATACGTTGCCCTGAAAATTCTAGGAGCTGAAAAACTTCTTAAAGAACTAGACGCAAAAATGATTGATACATCTGAAAGAGGAAATGAACTTTATTTAATCGAAGGAATATTAGAAAAACCACTCAAACTTCTAAAGTACAGTTGTCCCTCTACTGGAAGGGTGTATACAAAATTCGTTCCATTTGAAATGGACAAAGCTGACGAAGCTCAAGCGTGGAGCTTTCAATTAGAGATGAAAGAGTACAACACGTTAAAAATTGAATCCTAAACAATGCTCTACATCATCACACTAATAGCAATAGGAATAAGCTGGTGGCTTGTAGAAGCAAGAGATGAAGATAAAAAAATGATTCATTTACTAAATCTAGATTTTAATTGGATTGATAAAAAGTGGAAGGAATGTTACGCAGAAAAAGAAAGAGCAGAAAGATTTAGTAGACACAACGAAAAAAACTACCTCTCCCAGTCCAAGAAAATAAAAGAGCTGGAGAAAGAACTGGCGGAAGACATAGATTTTATTACCGCAATTCACAACCTAAAGATAGGTGAAAAACATACACTTTTCTTTCAAGAAACAGAAAAAATTCCAGGGCATTCAATCATTATTAAACGTATATCACCTGAAAAACACGGCTGTTACAAGATTAAGAGAAAAAACGCTATGAAAATCCCTACTGTAAAAGACCTGATGGAAGAGATGATAGAAAACGGCATCCACTCCTGCGAGGTGAGGTTCAAAGGTTGCACCCACGCCCTGTATCTAGCACCAGCCCACCGCAGAAAGAGGTTATGGTACAAGAAGCGATCCGAACTGCTCTGGACATTCAACGAGGTGATAATGGCGTGCCAGAACTGCCACGAAACGCTCGAAGCGAGCAGAGAACTGACAGAAAAAACATTTGAAAAGTTAAGACCTAATTAACCCCTAAATTAAACAAAAACTATGGGAAAAGATAATACGTTTAGTGGGCTAGAATATTCTAACAATAAATGTCCTAAATGTAAAAAGTATTCTCTTGAACAAATGGATAACTTTACTGGAGAATTTTCAGCTACTAGGTATAAATGCTATTATTGCCAAAAAAACTTTGCTATATGGATTAAAGATGATTTAGATGCACAAAAATTGATAGAATATTATCCTCCCCAAGATTCAAGGAAATTTAATATTAATTAACCCCTAAATAACTAACCAATGAAAAAGAAAGAAGAAACTGTATTAGAAAAAAACCTTAAAGCTAAAATAAAAGAGTTGGAAAAACGAATAAGACTCTTGGAACAACGCCCAATTTATCCAGTATTCCCCTGTTGTCATCAGCAACCTTATAACCCACCACCCACTATGCCATACAATCCACCATATAATCCACTTAATCCACTTAATCTATCGTATAATCCACCATATAATCCACTTAATCTATCGTATAATGAAAAATATTAAATTTGATAAGCCAAGAAAATTCAGTCTGATAATTAGCGATGATTATATTGAGTTATACGGAATAAAAATAGAGGATATTCACGACCAGGATTGTTGCGAACATGTCTATGCGGATTTTTCAGTATTGGAAAACTACAGAAAACAACTGGAAGAACTGGAAGAAATTTCCAAACTGGAGTTTAAAAAAGTAAAAGGGATGGGGTTTATAATCTTCGCTGAAAAAGAAAACGATAGGAGGGTGGGGATATTAATTAACTGCTATAACGAGCAAAACGGATATTACTCAGACGAACTGAAAATAAAGGCTTACGACGGAGATAAAATATTGTTTGAGTTCGATTCGGAAAAACAAGATTTAATTTATTAAAATGAACAAAGTAGAACAACAAGACGGCGTGCCAGTAAAATTTTGGTTGGACGACATCGAAGAAGAAGCGAAACAGCAGGCCTTCAACCTTTCAAAACTGCCTTTCGTTTTCAAGCACATAGCGATTATGCCCGATTCCCATGTCGGCTATGGTATGCCTATCGGCGGGGTAATGGCAACAAAAGGGTATGTCGTACCTAACGCAGTAGGAGTGGATATTGGCTGTGGAATGTGTGCGGTTAAAACCTCTCTGGCCGGGATAGACACCGAAACGCTTAAAAACATTATGGGCGAGATTAGGAAAGCTGTGCCAGGAAGA